TGAATGGGGATTCCATTACACACCGCACGATGTGAGCCCTGACCGTGTCTCGTTAGCGCGAAAATCTCAACGGCGGATGTACACATGACTGCTTCCGACCACCTCTCCAATGAGCAGTTCTACACGGCACCGACCGGTAAGCAGTACCAAATCCGCAAACCACCTGAAGGTTGGAACCTGATTCACGCTCACGTGGTGAAGCCCGGTGGTGAGTTGAGTAAAGCGCCTGTCGCCAGTCTCAGCTATTTCGACACCAACATTGGCGCCGCCCGAAGTCCCGATCAACCAACCGTTTACAAGGCCTTCGTAAAGCCGCCACACCGTCGAAAAGGCGTGGCGTCAGCCATGTTTGATTTTGCAGATCAGCACGCTCAGGCCCGGTACGGCAAACCGCTGCAGCACTCTGAAGCGTTGAGCGAAGATGGAAAGGCCTTCGTGGAGGGCCATCAGCGCAGGCGTGGTGAGTTGTGACGGCCGGCGATCACCTGGGTCAACAGTTCATCCATACGACCGACGCAAAACTGAGGCCTGGCGACATCGTTAAGTCAGCAGCGGAGTTAGGGATTAAGGATCGTTGGCCTGATAACCCTGGCACCTATAACCCGAAGCACGTCTATATCAGCCATCCTGATGTAGACCCAGCGCACATTGAGCAGTTCGGTAAGCACGATTATGCTGTTCAACCTCTTGGCCCGGTGAAGAGAGACCAGGAGTACGCCCTTTACAACAGGGCGTTTGTCTCTGGAGACAATCCAGCACAACACTCTTATCGAACGACGAGCGCCCGTGTAATCGGCAAGCATAAATGGACTGAAGAATGACCATCATCGTGAAAGTGCGCAAGAAGTGCACCAAGTGTGGCGAGCTGAAAATGTTGAACGATTTCGCCTGGATCAACAAGACCAACCGTTATGCCAGTTGGTGCAAAGAGTGCGTAGCTGATCGACAGCGGCCCGTTGTAGCGGAGCCTGGTGACCGTAAATGTGGTGTAGAAGAGTGCCCATTGCGAGAAGCCAGAGGCGGCTTCTGTTCACGACATTACAAGTTGAATCGCAAATATGGCACGCCGCATGTCCAGGGTCGAGCTTCATCTACTCCTGGGAAATCAGGAGCCCAGCGCAAAGCCTGGGTTCGGGCCTACAAAATAGAAAAGGGCTGTGCCGACTGTGGATACAACGAGCACTGGGCCGCTTTGGACTTTGACCACTTGCCCGGTACGCTGAAGGTTGCTGACATCCGATCAGGTGCCTCATTTGGTTGGGTTGCATTGTTGGAAGAGATCATGAAGTGCGATGTGGTTTGTGCAAACTGCCACCGAGTTCGCACTGTCGAGAGGAATCGGAAGGAGGTGATGCCAAGTGGCCGGAAGTAACACTGGAGGTGTTGGGTTTTCACAGACCTATGTTCCTGGTTCCCCAGGAGCAATGAATCCAAGCGCAACTGTTGGATCAATGCCTCCCCAACCGTGGGTTAGATCAGTGTTGGATGCCCGGCGGATGATGTACAACAGGACACCAGAAGCCAGCTATCCCGATGGCTACCTTTGACCCGGGACAATTACAAGTCGACGCGGGGACCGCCTCTTCGATTCCCTCAAGTCCCGTATCAACCAGCGTGGTTACCAAAGAGGAGTACACCTCGGCGAGAGGATTGACCCGGGGGACTACCTCTGGCCTGAACAGCAGAACCCCTTGCGTGGTTTGGTCGCCGAAGCGACTACCGGACTTCGTGCAGCACCGTCTTTGCAGTTCTTCCAGCCGACGCCGACGGTTGAGGGCAAGCTCGCCCCACGCGGTTCTACTTCCGTCCTGACAATAGATCAACACAGGGCGTCACAACTTGCTCTTTTGCGGCCCACGTATGGAATGCCGCCCCGTCGCAAGATGTCGGTGCAGGGCTAATGGCCGATGGTACTGGTGGGTCTGTTAACTGGCAGGAACCCGGGTACGACGAGCCGCCTCGAGACAGTGACGGCTGTAATCGCTCGTTCACAGACTACGATGGACCAAAGACGCGTCGAGAGCACTTCGACGAGGGATCGAGGAGACAGTCATGACCATGATGCCCAACGAAGACATCGATCAGGGCGAAGGAGCCATGCACTACCCCTTCGAAGGGACTGGTGGACCCTGGCGTCCTCAGTGCTGGACCAAAAGTCCCGAGCAGCTTCAAGAGGAGGCTCGGATGCTCAACAATGCTGCTTTTGCTTCAGCGGCGGCGGCCGCCGGCAAGCACGACAATCCTCCGATCCAAGAGTGGGAACGTGATACGTGACGGCTTACGATCCCGATGATCTCGGCGAAGATTGTCCAGCATGTGGTGGCTGGGGTCAAACACTTGGGACTCTCGGTCAAGTAAATCATTACCGCTGCCGCAACTGTGGGATCGATTTCCACGACCACGAGCCGATCAACGATCGGAGAAGGTAATGCTTCCTACTGAGCAGTACTCAGGCGATGCTGTCCCACAGACGCCGTGGACGCCTGCTGTTTGGCAGCAGGGCCCTGACGGGCTCATTGCCGAGGCTCGTCAGTGCCTATGGGCTGATCAGACCGATGTCACCAGTGCGCTCGACGGTGGAGATCGTGCTATGGGCGGCAGCAATGCTGCTCCACAGAACGAGTCCGATCAACTCATCGACGGGTCGACCCCTGGCGACAGCCCCAGTGGTGGCCACGGGACGGGCTCGGGCAAGCCGACGGGCCGTGCATCGCACTGGAATGCCATGATGCGAGAGATGCGCGACACCGAACCCCTGGCTGCTTGGACAAGCGGTGCTCACGATGGATCGGTCAATCCCCCTCCTGCGCCGTGAGACGGAAACCGAAGCGGCTCTACACGGCCAATGACATGGCTGATGGGGTCTCAGCGGTGCACCAACTTGGCCTGGCGGCCATCAAGATCAATCCGGCGGCGTCGGGGCCTCTGGCTGCTGTGCCGACGCTGGGGGGCGCTGGAAGTGGCCCTGGCCCCGTTGAGCTGCTCGAGGCACACTGTCACGGTTGTCAGTGTCTTCAGGGCGATGCCCTGATTATTGTAAATCGGGGCGGTAAGAGCAGTCCAATGAAACTTCGAGATGTTGTACATCGTTTCAACGGCCTCAACAATGGTCGCAGTGGGCGTTCCTGGGACTTGGACATCCCTACATTTGTTCAACAGGCTCGGGATGGTGCTGTTCGACTTGTCGAACTGAGTAGTGCTTGGTCGAGTGGACGCAAAGAGACATTTGTGATCACTACCGAGACTGGGCGCTCTATTCGTGCAACAACAGATCATCCATTTTCCACCCCTTCTGGCTGGACAGTATTGGGCAATCTAGATGCCGGTCGGCATGTGCATGTCCAGGGCGAGAAGGCAACGGGAACCCCGTGGAAACCCAATCTGCGATACAAGAGAGTATTTGGTATGAAAAACCACCCTTATGCCAACTACTGGAAGCCAAATAAGGCTACAGGTGAGAAGTTTGTGGTTAACCAACATCGTTTGGTGGCAGAAGCTACACTAAATGGTCTTGATTACGAAGATTTTATTCAAATGATTCGTATTGGTGAGACCGATAATCTGCGGTTTATTGACCCGAGCGTTTGGACCGTGCACCACCTCGATGAAGACCACACGAACAATGAGCCTGCGAATCTAAAAGTCATTACGCACCGGGAACACGGGCGCATACATGGTCTTGAAAACCCTTCAAGGGTAATCGCCAAAGTAACCAGTGAGAAAATACTTTCGATTGTTCATTTTGGATTTGAAATGACTTATGACATCGAGGTGGTTACGGAGCCTCATAACTTCTTGGCTAATGGATTTGTTGTGCACAACTCAAAGAAGATGTTCCAGGTCGAGGGGACTGATACGATGGCTAACGGTGCTCTCCGTAAATACGGGAAGGGCGTCTGTGGCCACAAGTTGTCGACTTTCGTGAGTGGAGCGACCAATGGTTGACGTCCCGAAGCCAGACTCGTACGCCAAAGACCTCAGTGATAATCCTGGGTACCTCACGCACTTCCCCAGTGGTGATGAGCCTCGGTACGACCAAGAGCTGCGGAGAAGCGGCCTTCTCACCCTTGCTCCCCAACACGTTCTCGGTGCTAATCCGCAGAAGAAGGGGCCGGTGCAGTACCGCATCAGCTCTCTCTTCAACGACCGGAGGTCTTCAGATGGCGGCTAGACCGTCAGGTGATTACGACGTCTTTGGTGACGACTATGAAGGTCAAGCGGGTGGTGAGGACGTTCCTCGGGCAGTGAAGTACCGTGCTGCTGACTTCCCAAAGCACGATCTCATGAACCCGAGCCAGTTCCGCTTGTCCGTTCGTCACGTACTCAATGTGCACGATTTCGGTACTCCTGAAGAACACGAAGAGGGAAGGATTTGGTATCCCAAAGTCCACGAGGCCGCTGCGAAAGGTGCCCGCCTTCTCAGAATCTCTCCCCTTCACGCAGCCGGTGAAATTGCCGCGGTGAGCCCGAGCATGGACTGGGAGCGCAACAACATCGATGCTTTCCACGAAATAGGAAAACTGCGTCAAAAGGACTGGGACGTTCTCGTCCACTCGGCAACGGCCACTCCGGCCGGTCCGATGCACAAGCGCACTCCTGAGGCATCGGCTCTTCTGAAAGGGATGTCCCTTTCGACAGCGACCGACAGTGGACTGCTCAAGGCCTATCGGATCCGCCGGGGCGAGCATCCGGACGACGTAATGCCGCCGCAGTCGAACCCGAAGACGAACTCTTTCACACACGCTATTGACGACCCAGAAGCGGACACGATTACGACTCGGGAGGGAAGAGTCCGTCCTGCACTCGCAACCATCGACAAGCGGGCTCACGATATCGCTCAGAACGAGCAGTGGCCGTGGGAGTACACAGGTCGTGGGATCAGTAGTGCTGATCTTCCGGCTTCGAGGAAGCTCAAGAAGAACGGCGAACCTGCCGCTTACTTTGGTAAACCTTCTCGATACGAGCAGTTCTCGAATGGCTACAGCGAAGCCGGAAACGCTCTAGGTGTCCACCGTAATGTGGTGCAAGCCCGCACCTGGATTACCGGCAAGCGCATAGAGCGATCGGCTCCTACGGTATCTGGGAACCCTCGAGTTCAGGGCGTTCCCCGCAAGCGCCAGCCGTACGTCTAGCTTCCTGCTTCTCCTTGAGGATCTTCCAGACGTCGTTTTCGCCACGGAGTGCGTCGGCCAGGCGTTCGTTATTGGCAAACGGCGACATGAGCAGTTCAAAGACGTCGTAGACGAAGTCGAACTCGTCGTCGCTGAACGTCACAGGCACTCTTCTATTATACCTGATTATGGCGAACTACTGAGACATTAAAAGCTGATCTCGACTGTGCTAAGCGCAGAGCTGATCACGCCGAGAAGGAACGAGATCGGTACCGAGCTACTCTTTTGCAGATAGCGGGTCTTCTTGCTTCTCCCAAGGCAGCATCGCTTGCCCGAAGAGCACTGGAGTCCAGGCGGTAGTCTTGCCTTGTGCAGGTCCAGATCCCACCACACCCCTGGATCAACAACTACGCCCGACAGGCCGACGACGCTTTCAATGCGGCCACGTCGATGTCGGACGATCAACTGCGAGCCCTTCGCCCCCCGCTGCCACAGATCCGATACCTGCCGCCACGATTCGGTTACCCGACATACGCACAACGTCAGTGGTCGGTCATGCAGGTGTTCGGGATCACCCGCATGCCGTCTGGGCGCATCCCTGGTATCCCCCAGATGCACGGAGAGGATCGAGTCGACTACTCAAGGTCACAAGGTCATTACCAAGGATCCGACCGCAACACCAATGCAGGTGACCCATTAGGACTTGGAGGTGTCTCGTGGTGACGGGGGAGTAAATGCGTGGAGTTTCTTTATCGCTATTCTGGCTTGATGCGTTGGCGCAGACCGAGGACAGTGACCGATTTGGACAAACCACTTGCGACGATGGACTCCAAGGAACTGATCGCCAAGGCGACCGTGCTGGTGAATCAGGCGCAGATCGTCATGAAGCGGCTCAATAGGGTGATCGATGAGAGAGGGGCACCGTGAGCGAGGAGAGTGAGAGGCTGTCGGTTGCCGCTGCGCAAGCGGATCGCGTGGTGCACACGGCAGCCGATGAAGCGGCGCGCGTCCTCGAAGCGGCGCGCGTCCTCGCCGGGTCCTTCGATGACCTGACGGAGCGCATCGACCTAGTGAAAGAGAGCGAGCGGCGCAATCGCAACCGGCTCATCGTGACGGCCGCCGTCTTGGTGCTCGACATTCTGCTGACGATCGGATTCATCCACGTGTCGGTCCAGTCGAACGTCGCCGCCAGTCAAGCGAAGGCGGCGACGCAGACGAATCATCAAGTGCTGCTCGCGCAGTGCCACGCTGATAACGTCAGCCGCTCCGATGACAAGGGGCTGTGGCACACCGAGATCATCGGCATCGAGCAGCTGGGTGGATCGCCCAATGCGGCGATCCGTGCTGCCGTGACACGTTTCCTGACCCAGGTCGACACGACATTCGCACCGAGGAACTGTGCTGCGTTCACTACGAAGTGACCAGTGGGCGGACGAGCGTCACGAAATGCGCGAGGTGGCCGAGATGGTGCCCGACTTGCGCGCTTCTGCCGTTGCTCTGGCCGAGTTGCTGAGGACGTTTGTAGAACCGATCGAGGAGGGGGTCGATGCCTGAGCGGATTCTGAAAACAGCGCAAGACCTCACCGACGCAGTGGATCATCTGACCGAAACGCTCGCCTCACATCGGACCCGGATGCGAGTCATTATCGGCGTCGTCATCTTCGACATTCTGCTGACGATCGGATTGGTGATCGGGCTCACCCAAGTCAACGGCGCTAGGAACAAGGCTGCAGCGGTGCAAGCCGGGCAGTATGCGCAGTGCGTCAATGGCGACACGGTGCGAGCGGCGCAGATCAAGCTGTGGTCCTTCGTGCTGGCCCGGTTCCCAACGAGCGCCGAGACGACGGCGATAGCGGTGCAGGTCCACACCATTTTTGCCCCGAGGGACTGTGCGAAGCTGCGGTGAGTCCGATATGGGCGATCGTGTTTGCCGGCGCAGGGAGCACGGTAGTCACCGCCATCGTCGGCCGCCGCCCGCTCCGCGAGTGGCGCGACAAGCGCAAGGCGAACCGCATCGCCAGCCTCGCTGTGTTGACGTCGGCGGTGGCCGACTTGCAGGCCAAGTACACCGAGGTGGACATAGCGCTGCGCAAGGTGATCGTGTTCATCGAGGGCAGCCCCGACCCGTTCAGGCGGAACCTCGACGGGAGCCCGGTCGTCACCGGCGGCCTGCTTGAGTTCATGGGGCGCGTCGAGCAGTTGCTAAAGCCGCACGAGGCACCCCACCAGTGACCGAGGAGCAGCTCAAATGCCAAGTAACATTTGACCGATGGCTGAAGAAGAGGCTCTTTCCCCAGAACACTCCATGCTCGGCGGTCGCCAGTGGGGCAGTTTCCTGGGCCACCAGTGGGAAGGGCCGACCTCATCGGCCTGGGGCACTGAGCACCCGGCGGATAAGGCGCTCGGGAACCTGCGCCGGATCAACACGTTCAAACACGCTGCTCGGGGTACAGCAGGTGGATTTGATGCTCAAGGCCTGGCTTCGGCCATCATGAACTCGGCCAATAGCGTGGTGGGGAGTGGGGATGATTGAACCCAGCGAGCCAGCTCGATCCTCGACCGCCGGTCAGCTCGGCAATGCCCAAGAGGGCATCGATCGTTCCGCTGCCGGCTTGCAGTTCCAGAGGTTGTCAATGGACACAGTGGCTCGGGGGGCACAACTCGGTATAGGTCGGCGCACCGTGGTCGACCCCAGTGCCCAGTTCTCGAACCCTCCTCTTTCTGGAGCGCAAAACGGGGGTGGCCATGCCAAATCTCTGGCTACTTTCTCAGCCGACGTCGAGCCTGAGGACGAGTGATGTTGGGTGATCTCTTGTTTGCCTTCGATTTGCGCTTTAATGTCGGGGACGGACAAGACCACGAGAGATGGAGATTTCTGATGGCAGCTATTGACGATCTGAACGCAGCTGTAGCAAGCCTGCAGGCCGAGGAGACGGCTGTGGCCTCCACAGTCGACGACCTCCTGGCTGAGGTGACCAATCTGACCAATGCCGCTGCGGCGGGCGATTCTGCTGCCATTGAGGCCGCTGTCGCCAACATCACCTCTGTGGCCTCAGGCCTCAAGACCCTGGCTGTCAGCGATCCTGGCCCACAAGAGACTGCCACGACCACCACGGCCGCTCCAGCGCCGCCTCCTGGCCCAGGAGAGACGACACCCGAGCCCACCACGACTGCGGCACCGGTCGAGACCGAGCCGACGACGACAGAAGCTCCTGCTCCGGTTCCGCCTGGAGGTGGCCCTGTTGCCTGATCCATTTGGAAGGATCCGAAGAAACCTCACCGAGGAGCTGCTTGAGGGCTCAACGGATGGAGCACTCAAGAAGGCCGCCCCAAACTGGTCGAACCGCATCCAAGATGCCACCGATTCAGCGCGATCCTTGCTCTCGCACGTTGAGGGTGGTTTCGACTGGAGCGAGGGCGACAATGAACCCCGCCGCTACACCCGGGGGTACGTCAAAGGATCGTGAGGTTGACCCACGGGTCGCTGCGGGCCCGTTGGAGTGCAGCTCTCGAGTGTGAAGGGGCGAGGTAGGAGTGGCCTCGCCCCTTCCCAAAACCTTCCTTTACCCCAAGCCGCACACCCAACGCGTCGTCCAGGGCTCGAAACCTCTCTCGCTGTAGAGCTTCAGGGCCGCTGCGTCCTGCACCGCCGGTGGGTAATCCTGTGCAGAACCGCTTAGGCCGGTGATTGACTGCCACGTCCCATCTTCAAACTGAAAAGCCCCGCCCCCTGGCTCGCTGTAGTTATCCCCGCTCTCATGGTCCTTGATACATATCCAGTCCGGTGTGCCAGTAGACGTTGCATCATTACCACTCGCTAAGGATGGTGGCGATGTCGTCGTCGTGGAGGATGGTGACGAGGCGGCGATGATCGGTTTCGTTGCCACAACTGCAGACCTTTTCGCTGCTGCAGCAGCGTTGATTGCTGCGAACTCGGTCCACAGAGGTCCGAGATTCGCTGTGGTCAACAACTCGCTCTGGGAACGCTGGGTTGGCGATAACGACCATTTCCATGATGCGGGAACCTCTCGATGATTGTGGGCAGCGACAAGTGACGGAGTGAGGACGGCAATAGCCGCCATTAGAACAACGGTAATGAGTGCCATGCGGGGTATTCGCATTGACACCTCCCTTCGGGTCGAGCACTTCCGACAGTGCTTCTCTTTCGGTTCGGTGTTTCTTGCGGACTCCCGCTAAGCCAGCACATGCGAGGCCCCGGTCGAGGGCCGGGAAGGGCGTCTACGACCTCACTTCTTCAGTGACAGGGTGTGCAACGGGTTGCTGTGTCCGATGAGGAACTCGGGCGTCTGGCATCCCCTTTCAAAAGGATGGAGCATTCTATTCGGTTTTTGACCGGCCTAGCAAACCGCCTGTGGAAATCAAGGTCATTCGGACTACGATCCAGTTCAGTGGATAGGGATCGTATTCGTTTCATCCAAACCTTGACTGATCTGTGCCTTGTTCTCTTGGTGCAGCTCTGCGATATCGATCTCTACACGTATCAGACTGAAATGGCTGACCGGATCCTCTTCTCTTTGTTGATCGGCGACTCCGAAGAGATAACAATCGAGTGCGCAAGACAGGCCGGCAAAAGCGAAACACTTGCCGATGTTGCAGCAACTTCCATGGTGATTTTCCCCAAGCTCGCTGCTCTTTACCCCGACGATCCAGTGCTCAAGAAGTTCAAGAACGGCATTGAAATCGGTTGTTTCGCTCCCATTGACGATCAGGCCGACACGATCTTCGGCCGTGTTGAGACACGACTGACCTCAAGGGCAGCGCAGCTCTTCTTGGCCGACCCCGAGATCAATACGATTGTCATAAAAAGCGGCAGTGAGATCAAAACAGACTCCGGTTCGATCTGCCGACGTCAGACAGCGCACGCCAAGGCCAAAATCGAATCAAAGACCTATCATTTGGCCATCATCGACGAGGCCCAAGATGCCGATTCAACCAAGGTTCGGAGATCGATTCACCCAATGATGACGGCCACCGCTGGATCGATTCTCAAGGTAGGCACTCCTGGCTATTCTAAAAGCGATTACTACGAAGCATGTCAACGTAACCGGCACCGCAGGCCGGTAAACGGGAAACGGAACCACTTCTGCTTCGATTGGAAGCGGGCCGCTCGAGAGAACCCGTACTATGCCCAAGCCATCGAGAAAGAGAAGCAGCGCCTTGGTGAAGACAGCGACGAATTTCGCACGAGTTACTGCTGCGTTTGGTTGCTTGAACGAGGCATGTTCATCACCGAAGAGCGCATAGAAGAACTTGGCGACAAAACAATGGAGATCGTGCCCTATTGGAACGACTCGCCCATTGTGATCGGCATCGATGTGGCTAAGAAACACGACTCAACTGTGTGCACAGCGCTTTGGGTCGATTGGGAGCACCCCGACAACTTCGGGTTCTACAACCACCGAATCTTGGCGTGGCTCGAGTTGCGTGGTGAGAACTGGGAGAGTCAGTATCGGGAGATCTGTGATTTTGCTGATCGCTATTACGTGGCGCGGATCGGTGTCGACTCCCAAGGTATGGGTGATCCGGTAGCCGAACGACTCGGTGTGTTGTTGCCGAATATCGAAGTGGTCCCTATGGCGATGAACCCGATCGACCAGTCAGAGCGCTGGACCCATTTGATGCAGTTGATCCAGAAGGGTTTCATTGGCTGGCCGGCGCATCCGCGCACCCGCCGCCTACAGGTGTACAAGCGCTTCTGTCATCAGATGAGCGAGGTTGAAAAGGAGTACCGAGGCAAGTATCTTCTTGTCAGCGCTCCGAAGAACGAGAAGAACGCCCATGACGATTTCATCGATTCGCTCGCTCTGGCCGCCTCGTTGACCAAAGACTTCGGACAGAATCTCGAGGTAGAAGAGTGGTCGGTCAACCCATTTGTCCAGGGACATCCATTAAGGGCAGGTTAATGTGGAAATAGCGGTTTACGGTATGGGTCGATTAGGGGTGCCGTTGGCATCCCTCTTGTCGCGGCACTACACCGTGACCGGCATAGACAACGACACTGAGCGAGTGAACGAGTTGAGGACCCTTCAGGCTCACGCCCGCAGTGGGGCAACCAACCTGTTTCTTGAGCCCGATGTCGACATCTCTTCAGATGGTTTGTCCTTTACTGATGAGCCGACAGTTGCCGATCTCAGCTTCATTGTGGTGCCTACTCCTTCGGCGGCTGACGGCAGTTTCAGCAGTCTTTACGTTGAGCAGGCACTAAGCGATATTGCAAAGGTGCGGCGCAAGTCCGATGTGGCTATTGTCTCAACTGTCTCTCCTGGGACTTGTTCTCGGTTGGCTTGCCAGTACGGTCCCATCGTCTATACGCCCAGCTTCATCGCCCTTGGATCCGTTATCCATGACCTGAGTCACCCACACTTTTTGTTGCTCGGTGGTCTCGACATCGGAAGTCCAGTGGTTTACAGCCCAGTGATGGAGAAGGTCATCGAGGTGCAGTCAAAGATCTGTGATGCCCCACGGCACATTGCTGAGTTCGAGGAAATCGAACTGCTCAAGCTTTCGGTCAACGCAGCGCTCGGGACCAAGATCTCTCTGGCTAATCAGCTGGGTCGGCTCTTTGAGGCCTACGGCGTCGACCCTAAGGCAGTTGAAATCCTGGGGGAAGACCAACGTCTTGGGACTGGTTACTGGACTCCTGGGTCACCTCTGAGTGGGCCCTGCTTGCCTCGGGATGGGCGGGCCCTTCAAGCGGCGGCATACCACCAGGGGATGACTCTTCCGATTACTGAGGCTGTCGACGACGTGAATGCCCATTTGCTCAATCACATCCTCTCGAAAGTGCTCAAGGACTCCCCGGCCTCAGTGGGGATTCTTGGGCTGGCCTACAAGTACGGGACTGATGTCACAGAAGCTTCGCCGGGTATGTGGTTGCTGAAGCAAATGCTAGATCGTGAAATCCATGTCCGGGTTTACGACGAGGCGATCCCATCAGGCGATGATCTCAAAGACGTCGTCAAATGCGAAGTTTTAGTGGTCACACTGCGTGAGTATGAGCACCTTGTTGAACCCGAGCGTAGTTCTGTCTATCTTTGGAGGTAGCTATGAGACGAGTTCTCTTATCCGTTTGTGCGGGACTGGTTGTCATTCTCGTATTTCTCCTCATCCATGCTGGGTGGCACTGGGTTGAAGTTCATACCGGAACCGTCAACGAGGCTGGACCCTATTACGGGTTCTGGTCGGGATTTGGAAGTGATTTGGGAGAAGTCACGCTAATCACTGCTGTGTTGGCAAGCGTGTTCAGTTTTTACCGATCTCACGAATGCCATAACGAACCATGTCATTGGCCAGCACACCACACCACGAAGAATGGGCACCGACTTTGTAAGAAGTGCATCTCTCTTCCTAACGACAAGCTGGTCCTACACGACATTCATCCCGACCACCAATGATTGCTTACCGTGCACTGGGGCAAAGAGGGCGTCTTGGGAACGCCCTTTACGAGCTGGCGGCGACCGTCGGCATCGCTCTTGACCTTGGAGAGGAGCCGGTCTTCCCAGCCAACTGGCTGCACCGGCCTTACTTCAGCGTGCCAGATGAGTTCTTCGCTGACGAGATCCCACCCTATGTCCCCGACGCTCAGAACTTCTGTGCCCATCTTGATGCCAGGTGTCGTGATTACCTTCAAGACATCAACCTGTTCTGGCCCTACATCGATTTGATCCGTGATTACTTTCAGCCCAGTGAGTTCGCTCAGCAGACACTCGACACCATTGCGTGGCCGGTCATCGATGGGCCGATAGCTGCTTTGCACGTACGCCGCGGTGACAATGTGTTCGACCCCGGTGTGGCGAACAAGAATGATTACCACTTGCAATACCCAGCGGAGTACTACAGGCACTCTCTCACTGTCCTGCCTCAGCATCGTGATCTGGCCATCTTCTCTGATGACGTTCCCTGGTGCCGGTCCAACCTTCCTCCTGCATGCTTTTACAGCGTGGGCGCACCCTACGCCAAAGAACATGAGCCCTCGTTTGGGACCTACGAGCCGACTGACTGGATCGACTTGTTCTTGATGTCCAGATGTGACCAGTTCTCGGTCACTGGGTCTACCTTCGGTATCTGGGCCGCTCTTCTCGCAGACGTGCCGCCGCAGAATGTGGTGCGACCATCCAAGGTGTATGGCCCGTTTTTGGACTACATTGATGCGGACCTTCTCTTCCTTCTTGAATGGGGCATCGCTGCGTGTTGATGAATCTTGACAATCTGGCCGACAAGTACAACCTGCGGGAAAGCGTGATGGGCATTGTTCATGCAGGAGCCCACCTTTGTGAGGAGGCTTCCGATTACAATCGGGTATTCGGAACGGGGATAGAGGTCTGGTGGATTGAGGGGAACCCTGCAGTCCTGCCGCTGATCGCACAAGCTCTAGCGTCCTACCCGAATCAGCATTACCAGCAATGCGTGCTCGGCGGTAAGGACCATGAAGAGCGCAAGTTCAACATCACAAACTATGCCGGCATGTCATCTTCTCTGCTCGAGTTCGGTACTCATCCTGAGTTCTCCCCTGACACGGTATTCGAGTCACAACTCACAGTAGAGACCGAAACTCTCGACACGCTTCTCGGGCATAGGTACGCCTCGATTCCTTACTACGCCTCGATTCTTTACGCCAATATGCTGGTCATGGATCTCCAAGGTGTCGAGCTGGAAGTGCTCCACGGCGCTCAGATCTTTTTGCAAAGTGTCGACTTCATAATGACCGAGGTCAACAAGGACGAGGTGTACGTCGGCTGCTCAAAGATTTGGGACATCGATGATTTTCTCCTCGGTGCTGGGTTCATGCGCATGGAGACCCACTGGGTAGGAGACCAGGGATGGGGCGATGCCTTTTACTGTAGACGTGACATATGAGTGCTCCGAAGGTCAGCATCATAATCGTCAACTACAACCACCCCGAGTTGATCACCATCTGCCTGAACACGTTGGCAATCACTCAGTTTGTCGATTACGAAGTGGTAGTGGTCGACAATGCCAGCACCCCCGAGACCGTTGAGGTGTTGCGCAAGCTTCGCGATACCGGTCTCATGACCACGTTGATCGAAGAAGACCGGAACTGGCTCTACAGTCAAGGCAACAACATCGGAGTGGCAAGATCGAATCAGGAGTCGGAATACGTTTTGCTGCTCAACTCTGATGTGGCTTTCCTGCGCCCTGATTGGCTCGTAAAGCAACTGGCTTGGATGGAGGGGACCATTGAGCACTGGCCTAGCGTGTGGGGCCTTCAGCCGGCCCAGCCCGAGCCTGGGCCACTCGACATCGTCTCTATTGGCTGGTCGCACGACGGAACCCTCGAGAGCGGTTTCGTGCGCCCTGAGGGCTGGTGCATCATGTACCGACGCTCAGTCTGGCGTGACATGAGCACCGACTTCCCCTGGTACTACGGACTCGATGACCAGGTCTGTGCCATTACCCGTACGGGGGCTCGCTGTGGAGTGCTCAGCCAATACGGCTCCTACTTGGTGCATCGAGAGCAAGGGTCAGGTAAACCTCCGGTCTACGGAGACAGCAGGACGCCCGACATGGTCGGCTGGTACCGCGGGCAGAAAATCGAATCACTCGATTTTGAGCTGGGTGGTAACGAACACTCAAGCTACCTCAACTGGTAGGGACGCAAGCATGGATCCTGTTGTACTCAAAGAGCGGTTCGATCTTCTGTGCGAGAAGAACTCCGACATGGGTCCCTTCATGCACTACATCTTGTCCACGGTTGATGCCATCGATGCCACGAAGGTAATCGAACTCGGGGTTCGTTATGGGGCCTCGACCATCGCTTGGCTTTATGCCCTTCAACAGACAAGAGGCCAGCTCTGGTCTGTTGACTGTTCGTTCCCAGTGGTTGATCCCGAGACCGGAATAGAACTACTCAACTCGCAAGGTCCGCTCGGGTGTGTTGATTACTGGACCTTTCTTCTTGGTAACGACACTGACAGCATGATCTTGGATGCGCTACCTGGAGTAGTCGACATCGTCTTCATCGATACACAGCACACATACGAACAGACGCTGAGGGAGTTAAGTCTGTATTACGGAAAAGTACGAAATGGTGGGCGCATCCTCTTGCACGACACGGCACTTGAAGTGACAGGGAATGCTGTGACTCCACAGCCGCCTTTCCCAGTGCGTACTGCAATGTTGGAGTTCTGCAAAGCGCACAGTTTGGAGGATTGGGACTTCGAAGGTCAGTACCCAGGTATGGGGGTGGTTTACTGCTGATGCCTCTTTATCTGCCGGCTGCAGAGCGTGTCGAGATCATCCGCACTTACGCTCGAGCATTTGAAACCAAGGTCTTCATAGAGACTGGCACCAGTGTTGGTGACACAGTTGCCGCTTTGCTCGACGACTTTGACGTGTTGAATACCATCGAACTTGACCGTGATCTTTATTACCGGGCGAAAGATCGTTTCTCTGGAATAGAGAAGGTCAACTGCTACTGCGGAGATAGTGGAGACTACTTAGCGGGCTTGGTGGCCTACTTTTCAACTCCAGTCCTCTTCTGGCTTGACGGACATTGGTCCGGTGGACCCGTACGCGGAGAGATCGACACACCGATTGTCTCCGAGTTGTCGGTTGCGGTAACTGCTCCTAAGGGATCGGTCATCCTCATCGATGACGCTCGTCTTTTTGGCGAGGGTCCTGAGCACACCGAAGAGTTCAAGGATTATCCACCGCTTTCGTGGGTGCGAACCTTCGCGCAGGACAACGGCTTCCATTACAAACTTGAGGACGACATCATACGTCTGGTTCCAGTATGACATTTAAGATCATCTCTGTTGGTTGGAGCTGTGAGGGTTTCATTGAGCAGACACTGTGCTCAATCAAACGCCAAACTCGTGACGACTGGGAATCGATGATCGTTTACGATGCTTGTTCTGATCGTGGGGATAGAGTAATCGAAGAATGGTGCAACTCTCCTGACTTCTGCGACCACTTTGGGTATCAGATCAATCCTGATCAGCGCTTCGCAGTGCGTAATCAGTACGACGGTCTAATCGCCCTTGAAGTGGAAGACGAGGACGTAATCGTCTTCCTCGATCTCGATGGTGATCAGCTGGCCCACTCCGAAGTGTTGCAACAGTTAGCTGACTGCTATGCCGATCCTGATGTCCTTTTGACTTACGGCAACTACCGTCCTGTCCCATGGGTTGATACCTGCCCGCCGGCAGTTCCTTTTCCAGACGAAGTGGTGAGGGATTCTTCGTACCGCCAGTACATCCTTTCGGGTGCGGGCAGTTGTTTCAATCATCTCCGAACGATGAAAGGGAAGGTCTTCAAGGCCATCCCCGAGCACCAGTTCAAATGGCAGAACTCGAACCGTTGGCTGGAGAATGGAACTGATTACGCCTTCATGACGGCGGGGCTCGAGCTGGCCGCTGGGCGTTACCGCTGCCTTGAAGAAGTCCTGTGTCTCTACAACCATGCCAATCCTCTGGCTGACAACATCACGCACCCAGCCGCTACGCATACAGGGGTTCAGGACCTCTTACACCGGCCACCGCTTGCGCCGTTGCCTTAGGTCATCTTGCGAACTCGGTGAGCGCAGCGGATTTCAGAAAGCCAATACCGATTGATCCCCCTTGCTTCGGCATCGAGGCAAAACCCGACGTCCTCGCCCTGGTTGTTGTCTTGCCAGCGGCACTGCGCTATCGATCGGCGGTCGAAAAGCATGGCCGCCATGATGACGTCCACTTTCCCGCTTGTCGGTGGAGATCCACGTGTGGCAAGACGGGGAGCATTCGGGTTTGTCCAGTTCATGGTGTTCCACGCCACTGAGTTGCCGCTTGACATATTGACGGCGGGGGCCACAACGCCCGGGTGGCTCTGATTGAAGGCAATGAGTGCCGAGAGCGCATTCGCTGACAAGACGATGTCCGAATCCAAAGAGAGAAAGTAATCAGCTTCAGCTGCGGTAGCCCAGTCGAGTAACTGGTTCCTGAGTCGCGCCATATAGGCGTATTGGACAGCGTGCCAGACATGCCCGTCTATCTCTTGTGGTGGTCGGCCTGGATCATCATCGTAGAGGATTTCGATATTTCGTTCTTTGAGCAGCAGTTCGGTATTGTCAGCTGAAGGGCTCAAAATCGTGATCACCTCGACCTCAAGGCCTTGGTCTTCAATGCCCTCGTACCAAGAAGGAAGGCACCAGCCGCGGTCCTTGATCGGGCACCCAATCAAAATCTTCATGTCCTGATGGTAATCTCAAGTGTGAGTGACATTGGCTATTATCAACAGATCCAGGGTGGAATCTTTGGCCAGCCTGACGGCGGGAACTCTGACCCAGTCTCTCGAGCAGCCCTTCAAGAGGCTGCTGCTCAAGCCAATATCTTGTGCGCTGAGACCGCAGGTTCGGTTCCGCAGTGTTATGAGCGCCTTGGGACGGGTAATCCGGCCACCATTGGCTGGACGGCGCAGAAGGACACGGGAGCGGCATTCCCGCCGTATACGGCTCAAGACACAGGTTTCACTCCCGATTGGACTGCAGACGCCAATCCTGTTGGTGCTGGTGCATACGATATGAACCCAGCTGTTGTGGCGGCTCCTTACACGGCGCTCAATCAGGCACCAATTGGGGAAGCGTTCTTTGACGGTGCCATGGGCGTACCGCCCAATCCGAATGTGCCAGCGTACGACGTGGGTGGATCAGCCGGCGATGATCTCGAGTACTAGCCTCTAGTTCGTGCCACCGCTTCGACGCGAACAGTTCAGCGCCTTAGCTGAGCGGGCGAACGCTCCGAGTAGTGGGTTCTCGGTCAAGGTGAAGACAGGCGAAGAGCCCACAACGGGCATCATGGTCTCTCAACCCGGGTCCGAGCGCAAGGTGAGTATCCCCACAACTGCCGAAGCCCTTGAGGACTACACCAAGACGTTTCATGGTGCCTTGCACGGGCCCGGTGCTCATTTCGGCTTCTGGCATGAGGATAATGGACCTGAAGGGGATGCTGACGTGTCTCGAAGGTTCCCTGAGCGTGAACACCGCCGAGCTACAGAAGAGATGCTTATGAATAAGCAACGGGCTATGTATCACGTCTCTTCTGGTAAGGACATCTACAACTCGATTCACCCAGGTAATGCAGGCAAGCCTGGATCAGGAGCGCACATTGCGGGTCTCACCCCTGAGGGCCAAAGACTCCATGAGCACGCACTGGGGCATGCCATGGACCTCTACACAGAAGGGCTGCGGAAAAAGATGGGGAAGCCTAGCTTTGAGGAAGAGTCCCGTCAGCTGAGGGAAGCGTAATCCACCATTTGCAGGGATCATCGGGATCCGGTCTCGGGTTCAAAGAGTCGGCGATGTCGCAAGCGACGTCGCTGATTTCTTCATCGGTAAGTTCGCCCCAAACGTCTCCGTCCCTAAGGTCATATAACCAGGCATCAAGTACGCGAGCAATGACCCTTGTCACAGGAGCGATCAAAATCGGCTGAGTCATCAGGCAAACACCCTTTCAAATGGGAATGGTTTTTCAGTCGTCACTACACGGCCTCCCAGCCATATTGGCCTTGCGAACAAGGATGCGATGCACCTTCCCGACGTGCGTATCGGCCTCCAACACATCAAGGGCATCTCGACACGCCGTGCAGTAGAAGCCCATTCCCGTTTCCTTCCGCTCCGCGGCACAGCCACACGGGCTAGAGGTTGGGTGATGAACTGGCCGACTACAGACCACACAGGAATACGCCGGATGAGCCACTTGGTTCTCAGGAGTCCAGAACGGCTCTCCGTGTGGGCACCACCTGAAACGGTCGGTCTTCTCGCTCACGCTCCATCCTTGGCTCGACATTCATTGCAGATGTCCTTCCCGCCCGGCAGCGTGCGCCAGCCGCCACGATGTAGGGCCGCTCGCATCTGAGTGGCCGTACCACCAGTCGGACGATCCGCCCATTGGCCGCAGGAGTCACAATGGACTGAGATGATCTTGCCGACGCTCATCGTGCCCCCTCCACCGCCCGATGTTGCCGGTCGTACTCATGGACAAGCCACCAGCCGTGGAGGTATCTATGGAACGCCCGCAGCCGACGACGCTTGACCGCATAGCGGGCAGCAAGGAACGGGGCCATCCATAGGGGGCGACACCGCCGAGTGATGCTGCCAGCCTTGGTGAAATCTTCCTCAATCATCTTGAAACTCCTCAAACTGCTCGAAGATGGGTAGACCTCAAGCGCTCACTCGATCTTCCTCAAAGGTTTGGCGCTCAAAGATCCAACTTTTGATGTAGCGAAGTTCTTCCAGTCGAGACGTCATGGCCCAAACGGCACTGGTTCTCCAGTGGGCGTAGTCTTGATAGGCCCTCCGGTTATGGCGCACCTTCTCACGCTTGGTCCAGTCTCCGAGTTGAGCTTGTATCTCTTGGATCTCGCCGATGAGGATTCGCCGTCTCGTAAATGCTTCAGGGATTGAACACGGCTCTTCAAAATCGCCAAGCAAAGCGCACCTCGTCTCAAAAGAGTCCCTATCTGCGCAGTCTCCCAAGTTCTGATTCCAGCCTGTTCTTCTGTTGCCTTTGGTGAGAGGTGAGGCTCTTTGGCTTGAGGAAGTCGCGCAGTTCTGTCAAGACAGAGGCTACCTTGTCGAGATCGTCGATCGAGAACACCAGGGCATTGGTTTGGTGTTCGATCACTGCACTTGTTGCCTGTTCGATCCAGATGACCTCATGCCCTGGTCCGGGTTGAACCGAGACAAGAATCGATGGTCGATTGCTCAGTGGAATGATTTGACTATACGCCATTTTTGCTCCTTTTGATTTGATGTTGGACTACTTGGCGAAGGCTTCGTAGCGGGCTACGATGCCCAGCTCTTCGGCCCGCTTGTTGCGATCAGCGACATTGGCCGCTGCCTCGTCTTGGGTCTCGCAGGATCGGTTTCAATCTTTTTGACCACAGCATCGAGCAGTTCGTAGTTCTTCTTCATCACACCTCCTGAAATCCGAAATAGACACGGGGATTGTGGTTGAACTGCAGTGAACCTTTGACGCCGTCGCTGCGCCGCCGCACAACAACGAACGGTGCTTGGAAACCGAGCACATCAAAGTCCCGTTGCAGTTCTTCAGTGCTCCACTGCGGGGCTTCTTGAGTGGGCAGGTCGCCCGTGCTGTAATCGTGGATGGTCATTGGGCGTATCCCTCCTTTTCGACTGCTTCCCAGTTGGGCTCGTCTTCGTCCCAGCGGTAGGTGCCAATGAGGACAGAAGTGGCCGAACCAAACGCCCCTTGCTTGAGCACCCGTAACCCGTCATCACCGAGGATGTAAGTCCATTCGGTGTCGCCGTAATCTTCAGGGGTATACCACCGGTCAGATGGATGCTCTTCGGGCGTGTAGGCCTCTCCCCACCCGGGGACGATCACCCACCTGCCGTCAGCTCGCCCTTCTCCTGCCGGCTGATTGTCATCGACCTGGGACCAACCGAAATGGTCTTCGGTCAACACTTTGCGGGTTTGCTCGAGGCCCCCTCGCTTAACGAGGACCCAGAGGTTGCGGGCTCGCCAGGTCGGGTAGCCGTCCGAATGGACGTAGCGCCCTCTCCACGAGTCGCCATGGGGAACAGCAATGATGGATCGAGTACTCACCTGGTCTCCTCCTCGCTGGTTCGGCGCTCGGTGCGCTGTACGTCGGCGGTGGCGAAGCGGAGCGATGGCCCGATTTCATCGGCCGTGATCTCCACCTTGGAGCGGTGCTCTCCTTCCTCGGTCTCCCAGCTGCGCTGCTCCAGGCGGCCAGTGACGACAACCCGCATACCTTTGGAGAGGGAGAGGGCCACGTTCTCGGCCAGATCCCTCCAGCACACGACCTCGAAGAAGGAGACGGACTCCTGCCAATCCTGGGTGGTCCGATCCAACCAGCGCCGGTTGACCGCTACGCCCAATTGCGCCGTGGCCTGACCCTCCTTGGTGTAACGGATCTCCGGCTCCCTGGTCAGGTTGCCTGTGATGGTGGTTGTGTTGCTCATGGTGTTGCTCCTTGTGCGTGATTGATTTGATTTGATGTGTGGTGGGTGATTCAGGAAGCAGCGAGCACAAGGTCAACGACCTCGGCCACGTAGTTGTCTACTCGAGCGGCTTGGCCCGAGATGATCTTGAGCTGATTGCGCTCCACGCGCCCACCGCCGTGGGTGTTGCGCACTGTGGCCTCATGGAGGTTGTAGGTGTTGGCGGTTTGGATCACACCGAACTTGGTGCCCTCCCAGGGTGCACAGCGGGGATCGAAGTGGTAGAGCTGATTCAGCTTGCCCTTCTTGTTCTCAGCGATGGTGAGTGAGCGCCCCGGCTCCTTGCCCTCAGTCGGCACTAGAGCGCTCAGCACGCTCTGCCACTCCTTCTCGGTCACCTCGACCCGACACAGTTCTGCTACCTCGGCAGCGAAATCGTCCGCAGCGCTGTAGATGATGTTCAGTGCTTGACGGGCTTCGGTCACCCGCCCCAACGAGTTCGCCGTGTGGCGGATGCGGAAGGTCTCGCCTTCTTCTCCAATGCGAGCTTGTAGCGTGTTATCGCACACGACCTCGCCAATGGTGCGCTTGTACGTCGTGGCCAAAGTGGCGTCGAGCGACGTGAACACCAGCAGGTTGGGCCGGAAGGTGACACCCTCGGGGGTCTCGATGTTCTCGGGTACTGAGACCTCGACCCAGGCTTGAGCCCGACGGCGCAAGAGACCAGCAGAGCTGATTCCCAAATCGGCGTCGAGAATGGTGGCAACATTATTGAGCAGCCACTGGCGGTAGTTGTGAATCTGGTAATCACTGGTGGGGTAGTTGAACACCACACCGTGATCGGGGTCACAGATCGCCTTGTGCTCGGAGTCGATGATGACCTCGTAGCGCACGCCTTCGATCTCTACGAGGGCGAGGGGGTTCCCTTCCCCCACCACATAGGGCCGCAGGGTAGCGGCAGGCCGCTCGACAGGGTCAAAGGCGAAGAGCCGGCGCTCGACGTCAGGGACTGGGATGAAGCCTGGGTAATGATTGGACTCATCGCCCTGTGCCGCCGCCTTGTAATGCCAAGCGTGCCCTCTCTGATCGGTGCGGCCGATCAAAATGTTCTGGTTGAGCCAAGTGATGGATTCCTTCGACATTTTTGTTCCTTTCGAGTGATTTGATTTAATGGGAGTGTAGCAGGTAATCAGCGATTACGGATTACTTTTGCGTAATCGCTCACTTCCAAGCTAGACGGGCTGAGAGAAGCTCTTCGGCTACCTGCAAGAACACGAGCCGCTCGGCCAAGCTGGCGCCGCTGTTGAAGCGGGTGTGGATGACGTAGATGGTCTGTGCCGTATCGGCGTCGACGTGGCCGGCCAGCAGAGCACGGGACGCCAGCTCTCCTAGCTCGTACCAGTCCCTGAACTCGAGGGTTGCCGTCTCTTCGAGCCGGGCAATGGCATCGGGCTCGAGGGTGGCCAGCTTCTCGTTGGTCTTGGTCACAGCTGCAGTGACGGCGTTTCCGAACAGTGACGACGTGATGGGCATTGTAAAGCCTCCCTTTTCAGTTGGATGGATTAGACGCCCCAAGGGGCACTGTTGTAATCTTGACGGAGGCTGATGTCGGTGTGGAGTAATGAGGGGGCGTGGGTGAGGCCGGTCACTTCGAGGATTCGAGCACATAGTTTCTCAACCAGTGCGGACGATGGGCTTGTCTCGTAGCCCGGGTCTTCACAAGCCTGGTAGTTGAAGCAGCGGACCTGTTTGTAGATGAAGATGAGATCCTCAGTTGGCTCGGGCTTGAACTGGTAATCGCCCACGGCGTCGGCGAGTTTAGAGTCCGTCCCGTACCTGAAGATCAGGCTCTTGGCGTTCTCGCCCCACAGTTCTCGGCCGGTCTCTTGAGCGAGACCTTCGTCAATGACGTCGAGCGCAATCGCTGCGGTGACGATGACGTTGATGTGTTTTTCAGTAACGAACCAAGCGGACATTTGACACTCCCTTCAGTAATAGACGGTTGCAGAATCGATTAGGCCACTCTTGACGGTTACTCCTCCTCACTCTGAAGTTGCGTCGGCGAGGAACTGCTCGACAAGTCGAACGAACCCCTCTCTGGTGTTGTCAAACCCGAGGCGCTCGGGGTTGACGATACGTGTGGTCACCCATGGCCGGCCATCGACGCTGGTGGCGTACTCCACCCAACCCGGGTCCTCCTGCGGCCGTGGCCACACAAGCTGGTGGTGATAGACCTTGTCGTCGGTCTCGTATTCCGAGATCCAGTCGTAGCCCACCACGTTAGGCGTGTCGATGTAATCGCCTCGCAAATTAGTCATTGTTCCTCTTCCTGGTGTAATCGGCCCGCTGTTGCCCACAGCTGGCACAGTTGATGATGACCCGTTCCTTCTTCTTGCCCCGAGGTGCGACGGTGCGGGTCACTTTGGTGGCGGCGCATGCCCGACACGGTGCGTAACACGTCTTCGTCATTACACCACCCCAAAGTTGGGCATGGGTAAAGAGTAATGGAAAAACTTTTTTCTGTCAAGGAAAACCTGATTATATAATCCCTGATCAGAGGTAATCTTTTCAGATTACTCCATTTTTTCCTTTTTCTTGACAGTAATGAGGAAATCGATTACTCTATCTACATGCCCGAACTGACCAGCGCCACTCCAGTCGAGATCGACACCTTCCTTGCTGCCAACTGGGAGGAGCAGGCCAAGGCCAATCGAAAGCTGGCCTGGGCGAAGAGTGCAGTGCGTCGGATCGCCGGCCAAAAGCAGGACCGTCGCACCAAGCTGTGGAACGGCACGCTCACCGAAGCCATCGACCGATGCAGTGAAATCGCTCAGGTCTCCGGTTACGCCGGCAACCAGTTCGTTGCGGGCGTCGAGGAGGTCGTCGAGGGCACCATTTGCCTGGAGATGCTGACCGAAGAGGCGATCCCCTACGAGGCTGAGTACACCCGGCGCCCGTGGAATCGTTACTTCATCGTGCGCAACTCAAATGGCCACGTGCACCGTGAGCGCAACTGCTCGACCTGCTACTCCACCACCGTTTACGGTTGGATCGTCGAGCTGGCCGACGCCAGCGAAGAGGCCCTCGTGGCCGAGTACGGCGAGCTGGCCTGCACGGTGTGTTTTCCTTCGGCCCCGACCTTCAAGGGATTTGGTGACGGGACGTCGGCCATTGCTCGCTTCAGCACTGCCGAGAAAGAGGCACGCGCCGCTGAGAAGGCTGAGAAGGACGCCCTGAAGGCAGCCAAGAATCTCGTCGAGCCCGTGCGTCTCGGACGGTGGACGATCACGACCATCTACAGCGCTAAGCAAGAGCTGAAGAGCTTCGTCGAGCGCAACATCTACTACGGCGAAGAGGAAGAGCGCACGAACGGCATTCAGGTTCTCTCTGCCGCCCTAGCCCGTCGGGACATCGATGTCGCCCCACTGATCGCCAAATGGACGAAGGCAGCCAACAAGGAGGCAAATCGATGACCACTTTTGACGACGAGCGAGGCGTCTTGCACCGCCACGCAGACGGCCGTAAGCATCGACACTTTGCCGCCGGCTTCACCATTGGCGGTCAGGTAATCGAAGACCATGACGGTACGGAATCACACTCGCACGGGACGCTCCGCATCGGTGGTGGCGGGAGCAAAGACGTGTCGGGGCCGGTTGTCTGGCATGAGAATCAAACCGGAGAGAAGATTATTTGTGGCGAGTTGTTCTTCGTTGGCAAAGAGGCGTTCCGATGCACAAGGACGCCGGATCACGATGGGGAACCTCACGGCACCGCTGACGATCCAATCGCTGAAGAATGCGAGCCGCTCTAGCGCTCTTTGTACATTCCCGCTTTCGCTCTGCGCTCCGTTGTGACGTAGGTGTGAACTGGACACCACTGGCAGAGGTGGGGGTCCTTTGCACCAAGCTTGGGCGCCTGCTTGAGAACTGTCTTGCCTTCACTGGTGGGCCGGCCGATGCGCTTTGAGTCTGACCAGTAATCAGTGCACCCACCCGTTGGGCGACCGTGTTGGCGGTAGCACTTGAGAGCATCGTCGCCGAACGTGTTCATGGCCTCGGCCACCCAGGCGTTGTTCCCTGACTTCTTCAGTCGCTCGTTGACGATCTTGATGCAGCGCTCGCGCTGATTCGCCCACTCGTCCGGATCGAAATCGAAGAGTGCGAACGGTGCGACTCCGTCGCCCCACCCGTGCCCTTGAGGGTCTCGTTGGTTGTGACGCATCAATAGCTCGGCCACTATGGGATTCTCACCACGGGGCCCGTCGTAATCAGAATCGGGGATCTCCTCAAGGGTCTTACAAAATGAGCAGAAAAGAGCTTCAACTCTGTCCCCTGATGTCATTGCTGTTCCGCTTACCTCTCTTACACCCATGGGTCGACACCGTACTCCCAAATGGCTAGGGTATGGGCTTTCATACTCATCACCCTTTGGAGGATCCCGATGTCCAATGAAAGCGGCGCTGCCGACCTGTCTGGCTTGCCTAGCGCCCAGACCGATGTAGTTGACGAAGGTGCTATCGACGATACCGAGTTCCATGGAGGATTTTCAGCCCAGGAGTTCGACGAGGCAGAAGTTGTTCCCAGTGATGAGGTGGAGGAAGAAGAGAAAGGACAACCTGCGGTCTCTGCACCTGAGGACATGCCGCCCCTGACGCTTGAGACAGCGTTTGTCGTGTACCCCGATCACACAGGACATTGGACTGCCGATTCCACGCTGATCAACCGGCCATTGATTGTGGGCCGAGAAGCCAATCACAACGATTTCTTCATAGCTGCGGCCACCATCCAAAAAGACGTCACTGCTTTTGAGATTGCGAATCGCACCGTGGCCGCTCAACAGGCCGCCGCCGCTGCAATGGCTCAAGCTATGCAGAGTCAAAATGTGGCCCAGGAGATGGCTCGTCGGGGGATCACTCCCGCTGGTGCTGTCGACCTCTCCACACTTCCGAATCGTCAGCAGCGTCGACACCCGGGCCGGTAGTGCCAGGTCCCCTCTTCGTCGGGGCCGAGGGCATCATCCTTCGCCCTAATCGGAAGATCATTGCTGACGCCATCCCGATCACAGAGGGCCTCGAGCTGGTCACCGCATTAATGCACGATGTCACTCGGCTTGTAGTGTTCGCTGCCACTGACTCAGAGCGAGACCTCACGTACTTCTGCAAAATGAATGGGTTACCCAAGGCCCAGGTCGTCATTGAGCCGCCCGAAGATCGATGCGAGACGTACGACGATTCCCAATGGAATGCTCTTTCTCGTGAGCGGGCCAGAGGCCCAATCAACTTGGTCATTACAGGTTACAAATCGATTTACGAGCAGTGTCTGGCCACCCGTCAGGCGGTCATCCTCTTTGGTCGAAGAGGTACAGTGGGGACACTCGATTCCACCAAGTCGTGGGATGAGCTGCAGGATGCGGTGAAGAGCGCACGAGAGGCCGGTATCAATGAATCGTTTCAAGAGGGATGACTCACAGTCCCCTACCCAGCCGATCTTCAAACTGAGCCCGTCGAGTACCGAGGCTGATATCCACCGGCAGTTGGCCGATAGCTCGATCGAAGGACCCGGTGCCATTGCCAACCGCCTTCAGAACCAGCAATGGTCGATTAGCAGGGCGCAGAATCAGATCCCACGGGCGGAACCCGACGCTGAAATGGACCGAGATCACAGCACGCCTTATGGCTGAGGAGAACCATGGCCGCCGATGAACATCTCAGTGAACAGTTCAGCGGCCCTTACCCAGACAGTTGGTATGCGCCTACAGCATCTGAAGCTACTCATCGTGCCGGCGCATTAGCGGGGGCAAAGGCATTTGGGCATGAAGGGGTGACCACGCGGGGGGTAGCGGGTCGTCCTAATCAGGTCTGGGCTTTCGAGGTGACAGGCGAGAAGCACCCATCGGGGGCAATGAAGTTCGGCCGCTCTGTCCGAGTAGCGGTGCACAAATCAGGGCGCGTGAGGACGTCGAAGGTCTATCCTCCCGGGTAAAGCATGGACCTGTATTTCTCTTCGGCTGAACAACCGATCTACCTTGAGGCACTCCTTGCCCAAGGCATCACGCACGTCGCTATCTCATTTTACGAATGGGCCCGCCGCCACAGTATCGACGACATCTTCAAGATCGTGCCGCGTGGGGTGTCGGTCATCATCATGCCCGGAGTCTCGAAGAAGGACTCCTTCGATTTTGCTGATTTCTCCAAGAGCTATCTCGATTTCGCTGAGCGCAATGCCGATCAATGCCTGATCTTCGATCTCGATGCGCCGGCATGCCCGAGCAAAATCCGCCGAGAGGTGAGAAATCACCTGACCATCCTACCTAATGTGGTGGTCTTCCCCACTGAAGATGAAGAACTGCAACAACTGGCTGCTGAATATGAGCGCCTGGGAGTGAACGCCAATCTGGCCAAGTCGTTGCCGGCCAATGCCATGAGACGCATCCCAGCTACGCTCTACGGATCCAATGTGCTCGATCTGCAGACCCTGCGCACGGGCAAGTTCGTGGCCACCACGACCATGGCATGGCTCTCTCCGAGGCGTTACGGAGAGCTGTGGGTCTATGCCGCCGGCAAACTGAAGCACTATTCAGCTGATCGTCTTATTCGGGCGGTTCAAGTCAATCGGGCCAACATCGAGGCGCTCGGGGTCGACCCTGACCGTTGCGCTGCAAATGACCGCGATGCGCTCACTGAACTGGCCATCAAATCGATGTACGTGGCCGCTGAAAGGATGACCGAGCGCCTTCGTGACCGTATAGCAGTTGTCTCTACTGAAATGCCACAATCCGATTCGGTGGTTATTTCAACAGAAACACCTGATCCAATGGCCGAACTCGTACCGACAAGGGATGATGACGAACGTCATGAGATCTTGCCCATCATCGGGATGAAAGCCCAGCTTGATAAAGAGCGCGTGGGCTCAAAACCCACGTCAGTGCGCCAATGCGACAGTTGCAATCTTTCAGGATCATGCCCGAAACACACTCCCGGCCAGCTCTGCGCTTACTCGATCCCAGTCGAGATCAAAGGACGCGCTGATTGGGAGGCGGCGGGGCAGACCCTTCTTGAGTGGCAGTTCGGCCGAGCCGCATTTAGCACGTTCGCTGAGCAAATCGACGGCGGTGACATTCAGCCACGTGTGGGTCAAGAGTATGACCGCTGGTTCAAAATGCTCAAGGACGTCAAGGAACTCGAGCGCATCGATCCCGAGGGCCCACCACAAGGCGCTATCAGCCAGGCATTAGACGCAATGGGTCTTACTCCTGGCGCTACTGTGGGCGTAGGCATGACGAGAGGTGAACGTGACGACGAAGAAGACGAAGAGGAGTTCTACGACGACGAAGAAGGTTGGGGAGAGGCCGAAGTAATCGATCATGCTTGAAAATATCCCTGCAATCGGCCATACTTTTCCCGGTTTATGCTGCCCATGCGCTGCTCTTGGCCCGGAACGGCGCATGACGAACCGAATTCGTGCTGGTGGGGTCCACGGAAGAAACCGGGCGTCCGTTGCCACTGGCTGACGAGTCAATCCGTCAAACGGTGTTTGTGGGTGAAGACGTGATTGGTGAAGAAGTCTACGCTCCGAAACAGGACCACAGTCGCAAGCCCGACGAGGTTCAAGATCGCATAGACTCCATGTATCCTGACGCGCACAGGTTGGAGATGTTCGCAAGGCGCAAGCGTGACGGATGGGATGCGTGGGGAAACGAGATTGAAGGCATTTTCCTTGCTGAGATGATCCATCTTGGCGAATACGTGAGGAGTTGAGGGTGGCTGCAAAGAAACCAAAGAAGGCTCCCCGCAAGGAAACTCTGACAATGGGCTTTCCGACCAAGAAGAAAGCACCTGAAAAGGTGGTCGAGCGCAAGCCCGTTCAGCGCACTGGCCGCTCACCCCAAATCAAGCGCACCTTTGAAGTAGGGTAAAGGCTCTTGAGACAAAGGAGCTTCAAATGAGATTGCGCATCTTTCTCGTGGCAGCGGTTGTTCTGACCGTATTTGCCGTCATCGCCAGTGCCGCCGACAATGCTCTGTGCCTGGGCTCGCCGTGGAACTTGTGGATTTCCGCAGCGTTCTTGGCTTTCCTCGCCGACATGATCTTCGGTGGTTGGGGTTACGCCAATGGTGCGTGGGGCCGTGACGCCGCCGGCAATCCTGTTTCGTAATGAATCGAGAAGAGGGTGAGCAGCAGCTATAGTCCCTCTTCATGAAACTTCACCCCAGCTACGAATGCAGGTGCTCTATCCCCACTCCTTTGATGCACTTGGGAGAGGACACCGGACTTTGTCACGGTTGTAACGGGGTCTATGACGCCAGTCTTTACGAGCGGCGGCTGCGTCAGCACTGCGATGGGATCGTGGGTGATGACCTCGACGAGATCTTGCGAGCAGTTGATCCGAACTACGCTCAGCTCGTTGCTTGATGCGGTACCTCAGCTAATCCGGCGTGTACGCTGTAGCCCTGAAGGGCTCCAACTACGCACCGCTCCCTCACGAACACGGGACCGAACCGTGTGTGCATGGCCTTGTGAACACGCCATTGCTCTGCTGCCAACTCCCGGCCCGCATTGTCGGTCCAAGACACGCTGCCCCAGTCGCACTCGGGACGGAACGGGCACTCCATGTGGGCACTCCATGTGGACATTTACCTACCCCAACTTGTGGTGATCTTCTCGACAACCTCGTTGGACGTGTCCTGGTCCCAGGTGCCACCACCCTTCAACTCAGCCCCGCCGTAGATGCACGTCATGGCGACACGGAACTTCGGCATCTCCCCATCGAGCTTGCCATGGACCGGGCACGTTTTCCAGGTGTGCGTGCAGCCAGGGTCAGCGTGATCGTGGGTGTAATCCGGCTCGCCCTCTCGGGTGTGGGTGTGGGTATTTGGATCCATTTACAGTTCGCTCTTACTTGGACCCATTTACTCGCACACTTCCTTTCAAGACGAAATCCACGTTGAGCACGTCGTAGAACATGCAGCTTGTGTTGTGGGTGTAGTTCCAGGCACCCTCGACGTGGCCTCGGTCGTCGTACAGCGCGGCGTCCCAACTCATCGCAAACCGTCCAAATCATCCGGCATTTGTGACCTCCACTCCTACTCCGTCCAGTTCTTTCTCGTCAGGCATGATGCTTTGTGCTCTTGGGCCATTTGCGCAACAACACGAACCGCCTCCAATTGACGTTCAAGTTGAGTGTTGAACTCGTGAAGACGGCGGATCTCGTTCTCCTGGCGCTCAGAACGAGATTGGGGCGGTGAAGCTAATCCGGCGTACGCGGTAGCGCTTGTTAAGTTGGTGACCCAACTGCCGCTTGTTGGGTTGACGGGGAGAGTGATTATTGCTGCCCCATTAGCCGCCCGTTCGACCTTGCGCAAGATCTCGTTGAAAGTGTTGACCCGACTCAGATACATCTGGAGTTCGGTCCTTTGTGTATCGACTAGAGCATTACGATCGTCGATTTGCTTGCGCAGCTCGCTGTTGATGTGTTCGAGTTCGTCACAAGCGTTCTGAATCGATGTCAGTTCATCCATCAACTGCGCTGGAGTCTTGAACCGCGTGGGAGCCTTGAGGGTCACTTTTTTACGGACTGGAGTGGCCATTTTCGTTTTCCTCCTGTGTGGTGTGTGAGTTGAAGAGTAATGAGGGGGCGACTGACCTTACGAGCAAGCGGCCCCCTTCAAAAGAGAATAGCGGACGAAAGAGAGCAGTGGGGGTCTCACAATCCTCGGGAGGGGCGGAATCCGCACCGAGGTGGAGTCTTCTGCAACTCTTTCGTCCGGTGATGAGTTTCTCATTCCGGCCCAAATCGTGTCAAGCTACTTGAATGGGTTTGAAGACGTACGAGTGCCCCAAATGCCTGATCAAGGTGACGTGTCTTGGGCGGGTGGAAGGGCACTTGTGCCCATCGAACCGGTCTCTGTGGGTACCGGGTCGTCGGTGGCTCGAGGTTGAGGAGACTCGTAGATCCATTCGTCTTCAACACGTCTCTCGAGTCCAGCGAGCCGCCACCGCCGGCTCAATAAAGGGGCCTTTGGAAATGCCGAGCCTGGCGTCTTCAACCTTCTCGCTGAGGGCACGTCGGCCATGCGCAGAGCCGAATCAGAAGTAGGATCTCCTCTTGAGGGCGCCCGAGTTCCGTAGGGCGAGTAGGCTTGCTCCCATGGCACTTCACACCTCATACAAATGCTCGTGCGACATCCCTTCTCCACGGATGGTGAAGGGACAGGACTCAGGGCTCTGTACCGGGTGCGGCTGGGTGTACGATCCTCGTCTCTACGAGATGCGGCTGCGTGAGCACTGCGCCGGCATCACGGGCGACGACCTCGACGAGATCCTGCGCTCGGTCGACCCGTATTACGCTCGGCTAGTAGCCTGAGAGTAGCTCTTTCTTTTCGGGCACCAGTTCGTCAACGATCTCGCCCTCTTCAACAATCTCGGGATCGTCAATCAGCGGCTCACCGTAAGGGTGTGCCGATTCCCATGTGCGTAATGCGCCCATGAGACGGCCCATGCGTTCCCGAGACACCTTTCGATACGTCTCCTCTTCGAGCATGATCTTGAGCATGGCCTTGAGGGTCTGGTAGTTGAGCAGGGTCCTGCTGTGCACCACGTTGCCGCCTGGACCTTCAACGATGAACTCTTCTAAGTGCGTGGGTACAGAGATCACTGTCCACGCCTCAGCAAAGATCTGAGAGATTCGCTCGTGTTGAGCAGCCCACCATTTCAACTCATTGATGGTGCGAGAGTCAACAGGTGTATAGCCCTTCCAACAAATCTTGCATAGCTCAACTCGTTGTTGATCAAGACTGTCCCAGCGGATTCTCTCCCCTCCTATAGGACCCAAACCCATGGTGTAAATCAGCAACCCGCACGGGGCTTTACCAAAGTTGGTGCGGTCGTTTAATCTGTGAGCAGTACGAGACCAGCTGGTTTTTAACCAGACGACTTCTGAAGCCGTTGGGCCAATCATGAGTGGTCTTTCTCCTGGCGCTCAATCTCTCGGTTGACGTACCACGCCGCTTTTTTGAGGTCTTCGATACCTTGTGCCCGGTAAATGTTGCGTAATCGACTGCTTTCAAGAAGCGTGTCGATTGCATCCCGGCTAACCTCGAATGCTTCGAGGTATTGCTCCAACGGTTCCTGCATGCGCCGTTCACGGAAAATGTGAATTGACTGTCGACGATCGTTCTCGAATTCCTCATCCGTCCACTGTGGGGGCGGAACAGGTGTCATGCACCCAGCAATTCCAGGCTGGGGACTGGCACTCGCTCCATTTCCTTTGGCTCGAACTTGGTCAAGCCACCAGCGTACGTTCGTCCCTGGCCGACAACGACGGATGACCTTAGCGCTAGGGCCAGCTTGTCGAGCACTTCGTCACTGAGGGGTTGCCGGGGGTAGAGACCGTGGGCAATGTTGATGTGACGAGCGTCTGCCAGGTTGCGCACAAATGCGGGTGGTCGTCGTGCCATGTACGTCGCCAAGATGGGCGCAGGTTGTCGCAGTCCTACCTTCCACCATGCACGCCGAGAGCGAGCGATATAGCCATCTGCAACGCCCTCCTTCTTGGCACGTCGCAGGAACTTGTCCACTGTCTTGCGTGTCCCAGCGTCGAACATATCAAGGTCTGCCGGAAGATCAATGACACGACGCAAGTGGTCCGCATCCCCCAACGAAGCGCCCGCTGCAAAAAGCTCACGGGCACGAGTGACTGACGGGAACAACACTTCTGGTGGGAGGTCGGTTTCATCTGCTTTGGTCACCCACATGTAGTTGGCTCCGGTGACTGCCCCTCGGTGCACTCTGCACAGCTCTCCAAGTTCGATCCATCCCTCAGGCAACTTGGGAGTAACACGAATAAGCGGCGTCCACCGTTTCGCTTCTGCAAGTTGCTCACGAGAAACGGGACGCCCACCCTCTAATGCTCCAAGAGCGCTTACGGTTTTGACACGCCGGAGTTTGATGGACTTGGGGTGGCTCCCGAGTCGGAACGTCGTGATAACGCCAGTCGTTGCCACATCGGTAAACGGCGCAGCATCGGGATCGAGAACGTGAACGCCAAGCCCACCAAGCCCATCAAGCAGCAACTGTCGCACGAGGCTTCCGTAGTTCACGTCAAGCCATTCGGCAGACGTGATGAACGTTCCAACATCTCCAGGCGTACCGTGTTCGACCGTTGCGAGGAAGAAATGGACATGCAAACCGGCAAGGCCGCTTGCTACATGTCCACGCCTTGCTGCCGTTTGCAGTAACCAGCGTTTCCACTCTTGGTCGATCTGGTGGTGCCGAACGTATGGCGGGTTGCCAATAAAGAGCGTTGGGCCATCTGCAGGGCCGTGGTCCATCCCTCGGTAGTCACGAAGCACGACCGTGGATCGTTTGGCAAAGCCAGCCGCAGCGATGCTCCCACGGGTCATGAGCGTTGCGATGGGGTCAACGTCTGATGCGAGCAATTGCGCCTTGGGAAACTTTCGCCCGGCAGCGACCGTGAATCGTCCCGATCCTGAACCGGGATCGACCACTCGTGACGGTGCAACCTCGTTTGCTGACCACTCCAGCATCGAGGAGATGATGGTGGACGGCGTATACGTCTGACCAAGATCACGGCGTGCCTCACTGTTTCGGATGCGGCAGTACGCATCCCCCAGCGGGTCAGCTCCGCTTGCAATCTGCTCCCGCAGCTCCGTCACGGGAACCTTGACGGGATCAGTTCGTCTGAGAAGTGTTCGCACGAGTGCCCGCTCTTCCTTCGACCAGCCATCGACAGATTCAGCGCCGAGTTGAATGGCAGCGCTGATGACCGCACCGAGGGAGTCGAGAGCGTCAGGGGCGCCTCGCCTCTCTGCTCTCCGAGTCATCACGACCTCGCAGACACGGCGAATCGGGTTTCTCGAAGTACCCGACCCTCGACGAGGGAGCTGCGCATTATCGCAAACGGTACGACACAAACGGCTTCAGGATCTCGAGCGAGAGCTTCAGCAATGACCTGCGATTTCCCGCTTACTCGAGGTCTAACGATTATCTCCATTATTGCCCCTTCCCTTGCTTTATGGATTTTATTGAAGTTCTTCAGCAGTGCAGCCACTGCGCCTGTTGAGGTTCACCGTTGTGACTCTCTCATGGACCTCAGCCATTCCCTGAAGCGCTGGGCATTCTCAGAGAGCACGAAGTCTTCGCCAAGTGGTCCAACGCTCTCACCAATGCCCTCCATGACCTCTTCAGCGGCTTCAGAACGCCCCGGGCAAGCCAGGTTGGCCCCATGGGAGCGCAGCCTCCCGCTGGGGTCCTCAGAGATCAACCGGTGGCACACCGAACACTCCCGACGAGGGCTGGGCTGACGCTGCGCAAAGGGCCGGCTCAAATACCGAGGGGGAGAATCCGCCGCCGCCGCCGCCGCCGCCCGCAAATCTTCTCTCGACAAACGATCAGCTCTACACAGCGCCATGCAATGTTCACAAAAACAGTTTGAGGCATGCCCAGGCGGTCGCCTCACGATGCATCGACCTGCTCGTCGACTGTGTTGACGTCTTTCTCGATCCATTGATTACCGTCTGCGGCGGTCACAATGTGGTAGCCCTCAGCCGGCTCGTAATCCCGAAAGAATCTGAAGATGCCATTCCAATCCCACCCCATAGCTACAAAGTTATCGAAGTTGAGTGGAGGCAATAGTATCGGTAATGGCGGCACCTCTTGAACGCTGTTGGTGATTTCCCCATTACCAAGCAGAAGCGTGCCGTAAATGTGACCCGTGTCAAGCTTTTTGCCACACACCACGTCGTGTTCGACTGGCGATGGGACGACTTCACCACAACGATCGCATCGCCATGCCATCGTCTCGCGATTGACAATGGAGTAATCGGCGTAGTTCGTCATAATCATTCCTCGATTCGTATTGACCGGCAAATCACTGGGCTCGACGCACCAAAGAGCACAGTGGTCAAGGTCCCCTGCTCGAGCACAACGGGTGGCGCAAGTACATCGGTGAGTTCGGCCCATCGATTACCGCCGCCATCGACAATGTCATCGCGGAACATAATCGTGACCGGCAAATCACCAGCCTCAGGTGAGACCTCGAGCAATGCCTTACACGCCTTAAGCGTCTCGTTGAGTGTCATTGCTTAATCCTTCTCGTGGTGACGCCCTTGAGGCAGTTACGACAGCACACCGGCTCTAAGAACCAACTCGGGTGCACCTCAATGTAATCGTCCATCACGTTGCCGCAGCCAATCCAGTAATCAGGGTGTGCGTTGTGCCACAAATGAATGACGGTGGGCTTTTGACCGAAGTCACGACGTAACCTAAAAATGGCCGGCGAGACCAGCAGCTTCAGATCTCCCTTTGGCAAGTCACGTAATGCCGTGTTGATGTTAATCGCCATTCGATCTCTTCCTTTGTGAGCCGCCACTCTAATGGCTGCAGCGTACCAGCCGCCAAATCAAATGTCGACCTCGGAGTTCCACCGGTCGTAGGGATACACAGGATCTCTTGCATCGAGGCGGTGCAGCTTGGCCTCCAGACCCTCGCTCCAGTCGCTTGAGGGGTCGTAGGGCGGGACGTAGCGACCATCTGCGGTAGCGACCATGAGACATCCGCCGCATCGAAGACATATCAAATCGCAGATCAATGCTGTTGGAAAGTCAGTACCATCGAACTGAGTAGGACCTCTGCGGTAATCGTGAGTCCAAGGAGAGGCGCACCAATCAATGTGAGTGTGATTACTACTAGTGAACGAGACCATGGGTCGGTACGTTATCTGATTGCTGGTTCAATGTACATCAGCCCAGGTCAGTCCCTAATAATGAGGCTCTCCCTAAATCCGCCGCCTTAACAAATACATCCCATGTGGGAAGAGGTTGTAGCACTCTATTACTGCCCAGGTTATGTGTGTATATGGCATGTGCTGTTGATTAGGGGGCATCGTAATACCTACTTAAGGGACAATAGTGCTGTCAGTAGCTACACCACTCATTTGATTGTTGTGATCTGCTCTCTGAGGTTACGGCATGTGCGTGTAGCACTCTATTACTATCCAAGTAATGAGGGTATGCTGGCTTGTAGCACGCTATTACTGTCTGGATTATGAGGGGATGGCTGCCGCCCCAGCCCCCCATCCCCACCGCATCCACACTCCATAACACCAAATAGACCGTGTAATCCCTCCCCATTTAGGTAAATGGACCTGCGCATTACCCAAATAGCACAACACCATTAGCCAAATGAACGTGCATTACTGTCTTCATTTGCTGTAATGGCGCAGCACCATTTGACTATTAGACCCCCCATCATCAAGCGATTTGACAGCGAAAGGGGGGTGGGCAGCCTACCCATAGATCCACACACGATGACGATTAGATAACCCACAAACACATCTCAAACGGATTAGATAACCCACAAGTCAGATAACCCACAAATCGCACTATTTGCAAGAGGTGAATGTAATCAGGGAGCCGATTACGTATTTGTGCGGGATTACGGCCGTTCCACTACACTCTCACCCATGACCACCCGCACCGAGATCGAACACAGAATCGCGACGGCACTATCCGAGGCCGGGTATCCCGGTGCTCGAGTATTTCAAGACCTTGACCCCGTCACTGGATACATGACCATTACCTACGATTGCAGTACTGGGCTCCCTGGCGACATCGTCTGGCGGTGCGGATTCATCGCACTCAAGGGCAACGTGTCGTGCTGGTCCTGCTGGACTCCCGTCTCAGGCGACGAGGAGAGGGACTGGGCCTGTGGCCATGGGATCTGTGAGTCAGAGCGCCTGGGCGAACCCCTACGCCCGCCTCATCACCTAGTGAGATTTGAAAATGACTGAACCCCCTAGCCGGCGATGAATCAAAGCCATTAGCGATGTCATAGGGCGTTCCGGTGCTACTTCGCTCCAGCTCCGCTACTCAGAGGACGAAGAGCCCGCGGTACGGCTCGCCCTGGCCCTCTAGAACCCCCTAACGCCCCTGAGAGGCATATTGGTTCGCAGCAGTGGCCCCAACCCCCCCTAGAGGCCCTCTACAGGCTGGTTGAGGAGGTGATAGACGGCGGGCGGTGCCGGCACTGCGGCAAGACCAGCGGGATCACTCTCGAGCAGAGTCATGCCATGCCGGCCAACGAGTTGGTGCGCTGGTACTCCTATGACCCACAAATGGCTGTATTTCGGCACAGTTGCGAAGGCAAGGCACACGCTTAATCCCTGTCATTTGGTGAGCAGCAGAAGTAATCAGCTCAAATCAAATGCTTTTGAGATACAAATCTGCGCATTACTTGGGTGCACAGTTGTGCACCCCGGCTACAATATAATTGTGCTACAAGAGTTGATTAGAAGATAGAAAAGATTAGAAGAAAGAATCTAATCAAAGAATCTAATCTCAAGTCTCTAGAATCTCTTCTCAAAATCTCTTCTCTCAAGGGATCCTCTACCCCTATCCAAAGACCCAGTGGTAGCGCCATGACCCGGCGCTTGCGCGCCACCCTAATCAGCTTCAGCCTCCGTGTCAAACCGCTAGCAAAACACCAGGTCACCCATCGTTTTTCCTGGCCGCCTCACCCCGAAGGGTGCGATATAACGGGCGCCCCGCTCTAATCGATTTCAAATCATTTCAAATCAGGGTAATGGACAGGCAGGGCATTTGCATGCTATTCTTGAGGCGGAAAAAGGAGCTGACGAAATGATCGAGTTGATTACCGCCGCCAACGGAAACGTCCCAGTGAACTGGTTCGCCTTGTGTTGCATCCTGGCCCCGGTTGCTTACGTCCTCTTCCTCTTGGTGCGCTCGGTGGGGCGGTATTTCGCAGCGGCGGGCAGGGAGATGCGAGTAGCCTCTGCCCCTATCCCGAGCCCAGCGCAGATCTCAGCCCAGCTGCAGGCCGAATGGGGCCGGCCCGCTACCATCGAAGAAGTAGCGGCCGTCCATCAAATGCTGACCAGCCGCCATAATCAGGCTTTGGTGAACTCAGGGATCGCTCTCGGGGCTCTGTACCTGATGGGGCATCACGGAAATCTTTGATTCAATGGAATCCGACCACGACACCGAGAGAAAGAAGGAATCGAGCGATGCCAGGTGACACTCCTGAAATGCCCGACTTCGATCACGAGGCGATCAACGGTCCTGTGTTCGACCGCGTCCGTCATTGCGGCGTCTGCGGCGAACCGTGCGAGCCATTGGGCATTCAGCCAGCAGCGGGTTATGCCCACTCGGCCGAACTGAGTGCGCTGGCATTCTTGAGATCGACAGCCTCTAACACGTGGATGCCGCCCTTATAGTCGGCACCTAATAGGTGGCCACTAATAGGTTGACACCGTCCCCCTTCAGCTGTAGTGTCCCTTTTAGGTGCCCACCAGAAGTGACACACTGGAAGGGTGCCGATAGTTCAGATTTCAGGATTTCGGTGCGAGCGGTGTTCTCACGAATGGGTGCCACGGGAGAAGGGTCAACAGCCCAAAGTCTGCCCTAGGTGCAAGTCGGCCTACTGGGATACCCCTCGGAAACGAGAGGACGGGAAGGGGTCGAATGAATCCGGCGGTAATTAGGTACCCGGGGGCGAAATGGACGCTCGCAGAAAGGATCGTGGAGCAGTTCCAGCCACACTTCCACTATGTAGAGCCGTTCTTTGGCTCCGGTGCAGTGTTTTTCTCAAAGCCCCCCGTTCCTCACGAGATCATCAACGACCGAAACAGTCTTGTGTCGAACTTATTCACGATGTTGCGGGATCGGAGCGACGATCTTTGCTGGGCGATTGAGACGACTCCGTGGTCACGGGACGAGTACAACCGCTGCGATGAACTCGCAGAAGACCCGCTTGAATCAGCCCGCCGCTTTGTCGTGAGGTGTTGGCAGGCGCACGCCAGTGATCTCGCAAAGAAGACAGGATGGAAGAACAGAGGGCCAAGCCAGCGGGCGCAGGGCATGTCGCATCGTTGGAACAAGGTTCCCGAACAATTGCGTGTACTTGCGCTGCGTCTAAAAGATGCAGAGATTGAGAACCGTGGTGCCTTGGAGGTCATCGAGCGCCACGGCGGGACGGATTGCCTGATCTATGCGGACCCGCCGTACCCTCACTCAGTGAGAACACAACACATGTACAGCGACGAGATGTCAGATGAGGATCACATCCTTATGCTCAAGGTGCTGAGAGCGCATCCTGGACCCGTGGTCATTAGTGGATATGCAAACGAGCTTTACGACGACGTGCTGGGTTCTTGGAACCGAGTTGTGATGAAGGCCCCGAAGACAGAAAAGGGCGCCTATCGAGTGGAAGTACTGTGGGTTAAGCCGGAGCCTGGTCGTCCGTAGCGGGCCAAAGCGCTTTGAAATACTCCTCGGTTTTGACGAGCGGAGAGACGATGGGCGGTTCTTCAAGGTGGAAAGTTGGCGTGATACGAATCGTGGTGAAGGACGGAGTACCGACTACCAGCCAAGTCGATTTCGTCTTCCAAGGCCGCGTGCCAACTGGAGATCAACTCGATGACCGCCGAGAAGGTCCGCAAGCGTTGTGCAGCTATCCCGAAGGCGATAGAGGCCAGGGACCGGGCAATGGCTGAGATGCGAGCAGAGGGCGCAGCCCTGCGAGAGATAGCCAAAGCAGCCAGCATGAGCCATGTTGCCGTGGCGAAGATTCTGAGCAAACGAGAGGACCGCAATGCCTGACGAGAAAGAACTGGACGGAGTAGGAGTGGGAGCGGCGATCAAGGCACTAGCGGCTTGGACCCACGACTTTCGTGACCCGATGGCCCGTGTCGCCATTACGGCCTACCTCGCCGCTGTAAAGCCGCAGGACCACCGCAATCGGATAACGCACTGCCCGTGCTGCGGCTCGCCACGCTCCAACTACGTGTGTTTCGGAGGTCAACGCTCAGATGGGGAGGGCGGCTTTGCCGGTTACAACTGCTCGCCCCAAGACCACGGGAGGGACCGCTATGGGTTCTGACAAAGAGATATCCGAGGGTCATCGCGCCCTGCTGGACTTGGCTGAGTTCGCCTGGGGGATCATCGCCAACGCCAACGAGGGCGATTGGGAGAAGGCAACCCCCGAATGGCAGGACGCTGCAAAGCGTTGGCGCACGCAGTACCACGATCTGCTTCCGAAGGTCTCGGCCGGCCCGGTCGTGGTGGGACTGTGGCTGCATGGACGGCAACGACGGAGGACTCACATGGCTGACGACCCGATGATTGAGGAAGATTGCCCGGTCTACTGCCGCTGGTGCTCAAAGGTGATCGTGAGTGCCACCTATGCACAGATGGGCGGTTGGGAGCCTGACTACGACCCCGGCGACGACCCGGTGGCATGGCGGCACAGCAACGGGTACGCCGCCTGCCTGAACGGCAACTTCGCCACGCCTCGTCCGACCATCGTGGTCCTGTGTGGCTCAACCCGATTCCCCGAGGCGTGGGCGAAGGCACGGTACGACCTGACGTTGGCCGGTGAGATCGTCCTGACCATCGGGTGCGATACCAAGTCCGACGAAGGGCTGGGGATCACCGTCGAACAGAAAGAGGCCCTGGACGAGCTTCACAAGCGCAAGATCGACTTGGCTGACCGGGTGCTGGTACTCAACGTGGGCCGGTACATCGGGGAGAGCACGCACAGCGAAATCGACTACGCCACGGCTCTCGGCAAGCCCATCGACTACTTGGAAAGGGGATGATGTATTCGGTACACTTGGTTGAATGCCACGTCGAGGTGGATTAGGACCGTTAGGCCAAAGAGCAGTACAAGAGGCGGTTGCACACGATGCTGCCCGAGTGTCTGCCCGCCCGATCTCTGAGGCGCAGAGTCCTGCTGCCGTCGATGTCGACCTCCCCGACGAGGATGAGACCGTACCGGGCAACTTTGTCTTTACTCCACAATCCTCACGCGTCGTTGAAGCTGGGTATGACGCTGGATCTCGACGCCTTTACATGCGCTTCGTCAAGCCAGTTGATGCCGGCGGCACGCCGTGGGTTTATGAGGGCGTTCCATCAAATGTGTGGCGTGATTTTCAGCGGGTGAAATCGAAAGGGAAGTTCGTGAACCGCCGCCTGAATCAGTATCAGAATCATCGAGGCGTTTGGACTTGAAGAAGCTCTCGCCGAAGGAGGAACGGGAGCACCTTCTTCATGAGATCGAAGACCTGGACCACCTCATTGACGACGCCCTTGACGAAGAAGGCAGAGCGAAATGCCCGTTAACGAACACTCCTGGCTCTGGTTCTACGGAGCGGTTGTTGAGGTAACAAAGGACGCTCCACTACTCAGTACGGCCAAGGTCATCGAGGAGTACGAACCTTGGCGTTGCGGTAGGGCACTTTTGATTCGTTTGCACAAGCCTCTTCGGGCGTGTCTCGTCGGTCTGTGGTGGGTGGGTCCACGACGTCGCCGCCAGCTCCACAAACTATCACCTGAAGCACGCAGTGAGGCTTGGATTGGCCCACACCTTCTTGCTTTTACTCCTTCTCAAATGCAGGATTGGGAGAGTCTTGACCCCAGTAGTGACGATGAGGACGACATCGCTGTCTTTGAGAGTCCACAAGGTCTTGGCGGGGCCTCGGTTCCTGGTGCTAGTTTTCTCGAACACTTGATTCTAGAGGTAGGCGAAGATGGCAGTCCGCAGACCCAAGAGGTTTAGGAATCTTGACCAGCTCGAGGTTAGGGCCCGCCGGCTGAGCGAGGAAGAGCTGATCGAAGCACAGGATCTCTATGTCAGCGCTTTGAACAAGTTCACCGGCGAGTACCGGCGCATGCGCAATCTCGACTTATTGAATGAGATGATGCTCACTGCTGAAGCGGTGTACACAATGGCCAAGGTGCTTTACGATCGAAGAGTGGGAACCCCACCAGACCCTGTTAAGCCGTCTCGTCAAGTGAAAGGACGTTATTAGATGGCTTGTGACGTCGTTGTGGTCAATTACAAGACACCGGATTTGCTTGATGACTTCTGCGCTTCATACGAATCCCACAAGTTCGAAGGCTGCACGTTGACCGTGGTCGATGTCACACTCGATTCGCCCTACCCGGGACAGACAGCTGAGCGCTACGATGCCGAGTTCATTTCTTTTGCCGACAATGTCGGTTACGGGCGAGCCTGTAATGAAGGTGCCGCAGGAGGAGTGAACGACGTCATTCTCCTCGCAAATGCCGATACCCGTCTTTCGGCCGGGTTCCGAGATTGCTATGACGCCCTCGCCGGTATCGATCATTGGGGCGTTCTCGGTCCGCGCCAGGTGGACGCTGATGGGCTCATTACAGCCGGTGGCATCATGGGCCCAGACCGCAGCCCAAGTCAGCGGGGTTGGCAGCACTCAGGCAACAGCCCTGAGTTGAAAACTGTCCGTGACGACGTCATTTCCGTCTCGGGAGCGCTCTACTTCATCAAGCGCAAGGTCTGGGGCGAGTTGACGACGTGCGAGTTGTTTCAGGATATGCAGCCCGACTCAGTCGGAGCGTTTCTTGAGACGCAGCACTACTTCGAAGAGATGTGGTGCTCACTCCATGCTCGGGCGCACGGCTACAAGTGTGTCTATTACGGACCAGTCGTAATGACTCATCTCTGGCACAAGGCTTCGCCTCACGGTGGGTTTGCGGATCAGCACTTTGCTCGGTCTCAAGAAATGCACCGTCGTATGTGTGCTCATCATGGGATTGAGTCCGAGTGAGTGTTTTCGGGCTCGTAGTCGGGCGTAATGAGACCCAGCGGTACTTGAGGCCGATGCTTGAGGCCTTGGTGTCGACGGTCGATGCTGTGTTCTTTTACGACGATTGCTCTGAAGACGACACTGCCGTGGTGGCACACGATGCCGGGTGCAACGTCTTCCAGCGAGATGATCAGACTCCTAGCTTCCTTGAGAATGAGGGCTTATTTCGAGGAGGGGCGTGGAAAATGTTTGAGTCGACCTTTTTCCCTCGTCCGCAAAATGACTGGGTGCTCGTCATTGATTGTGATGAAGTGCTTGTAGGGATCGATTACAAATCCCAGCGGCTTGCTCTGAAATCTGCTATTGAGGTGGCTACTGAATCGGCCATTGATCTTAATATCCCTGAAGTTTTTGGGTTCAGTGAAATAGGTCAGCCCTTAGTTCGGGTGGACCGGCTTTGGGGCACCATTCACGCTCCTCGCCTCTTTCGGTACGAGAGTGGTGCCCGGTACCCTTCACACGGCTTCGGTGTGCCGGCGGTGCCAAGTTACGTCATGGGGCGGTCCTGGGGGTCGACCACTCTGTTGGCCCTCATGCATTACGGCTATGCGGCCGAGAAGGACCAACAAGCAAAGTTCAATCGGTACACTGGGCGGCTCGGTCATTCAAATGAGCACGTGCAGTCGATCCTTGCGGCCGACAAAATCCTCGAGCGCTGGCCTTACCCCTACGTTGATGAGATGCGGACATGGAATCTGCCGCAGTAATCATTCCATCTTTCGGCGATAGGGCTGTTTGGGATCCACTAGAAGCGAGAGCTGTGAACTCTGTAAAGAGTCAGACGGCGCACGCCGTACTTGTTACTCCGAGAATGGGACCTACAGTTTCTCAAGCACGTAACATTGGAGCGCTTCATGTTGGGGCTGACTGGCTTATTTTCCTTGATGCCGATGATGAGCTTGATCCCCGCTACGTCGAGGAGATGCTTGCTGGGGAAGGGGACATCAGACAGCCTTCAACACTTGGTGTGATCAATGGTGTTGAAGACGATTACCCAGTCCTTATTCCGCCGGGACCGAACTTCATGGCCAAGAACCATCTCATCATCGGTTGTATGGTTCGGCGAGATCTCTTTATTGCCGCTGGAGGGTTTAGGGACTTGCCAGTCCTTGAAGACTGGGACCTGTGGATTCGTCTTCGTTTGGCCGGGGCCACGGTCGGCCAGTGCCCGAAGGCCGTCTATCGAGTGCACGTGCGTCCGAACAGTCGTAATCAAGACGTTGGCTTGCACGCCAGGGTTTTTCAGCAGATTCAAGACGAACACTCAGCGGCTTGGTTTGTGAGAGGACTCAAGTGATTTCGTTCCTCATCCCGTACCGGGCAGAGAATGCCTATCGCTCGACTTCTTTGGATTATGTGCGGGGACAGCTCCTCCAAGGGTGGGAGCCAGGCGAGATCGAGGTTCTTATCGAGGATTCTCCGACCGAGAACTTCAATCGTTCCGCAGCGCGTAACGCCGCAGCGAAGAAAGCGCAAGGAGATGTACTGGTCTTTGTTGATGCCGACTCCTGTGTGCCGCTGCGCCAGATGAAAATTGCTTTCGATCTTCTCGGCAAGGTGGGGGCTCAGTGGGTGTTGCCCTATGACCGCTATTACTCATTGACCGAGGGGGGCACGAAGGCGCACATGCTCGGGGACACTCCTGCTGAGTATGAGCATTGTTTTCCTTCTGTTGAGACGCCCGAGCCGGCGGTCGGGGGTGGGATCGTGGTATCTCGAGTGGCCTTTGAGGTCGTGCATGGTTATGACGAGCGCTTCATCGGCTGGGGCGAGGAGGACCGGGCCTTTTACATGGCGCTCGAGACGCTGGCTCCGCATTGGACCCGCATCCAAGGACCGCTTTACCATCTCTGGCACCCAGCTGACGAGTCTGTTCGCTTTGAACAGCCGCATTTTGAGGACAACCGTCGGTTGTGTAACCGATACCGTTGCGCAGTAGGGAACAAGCCCCTCATGGCGGCTCTGGTGGCTGAGCACTAGACGACTCGGCCTTAGGGCTATGCTACTGCCTAAAGGTCTAATCGAGGAGTGCTCAATGACGATTGCCCCAACCAATGTGCCGCCAGAACGCTCGCCGCAGTCGTATCAGCGCACCATGGGTCCGAACATGGCCGGAAACAAAGGGCCACTGCGATTTGAAGAAGGTCTTGCGACCGACACCGACGTGCCCGATGATTTCCAACAGGGCATGGGCGACGGCTATCAGACGGGGCCGGGATCGCCGAATCACAACAATCCGGATTCGCAGTACAAGCACGCTGATCAGGTGATGCAAGAGCGGGCCCATGCGGGCTCTGCCTCCTGGGTCGATGCCCCGAGCGTTCTTCAAGAGTTCGTCGGTGGCGTCACCGAGCCGCCGGTTACCTTTGGCGATGTGCAGCGCTCTGGTGGGAGGTATGAGAGAGAGAGCCCTGAGCGGGTACGCGACTGAGGTACGCTTATCTTTGGACAAACCGTTTCATGTGCCCCCAGGACTTGAGGCTGGGTAAACCGATCGAACCCAAAGGAGTTTGAAAGATGTCTTCCGGCCTTTACCCAGACCAGATTCTTGTTGAGCGTTTTGCTTCGGCTCCGTCCGTAGGAACTCTTGCTCAGCGTTATCCCGCTCCATGTGACCTTGACGTCATCGGCATGATGTTGTGGTTGGGCACCGCCCCGGGCACCAACGACGGCATCACTGTCAACATCAGTAACCTCCCGACCTCGCAGCAGGGTGGTGCCCTTTCTTCGGTGTCGGCGTACAACCTGTGGACGGCGACCAATGTGCCTACCATTCTGGGGGCGGGAACGGAGAGCTTTACCACCACTAACGCTCTCGAGGTCATTGAGAACGTGCCCTACGCCCTCAACTACCCGTTGCCTGGCCCCACGGGTACGGTCGGGTATGAGACGGCTCAGGCCACTTCTCAGATCACCACAGCTCCGGTGACAGCGCCTCCGCAGATGTACAAGTTCTCGTTGAACGCTTTGGTGGCCCCCGACAACACCTATACCGATTACAACGGCTTCACGGCGGTCCCTGCATTGTCGGTCCATGCTGGGGACGTTTTGAGTTTCGTGATTGCTGCCGCTGGGACTGGGGCATCGGTTGGCGCAGCAGCCAATCTTGAGATCCTGCTCTACGCTCAGAAGCGATAGTGCGGGCAGTTCGCTTGCAGCGGTGTGAGGTGTGCCGCTGGAAGACACGGTCCAAGCATGGCCCTGATGGGATGGACGAGCACATCAAGCAGTTCCATGGTGTCGACCGGGCTCAGCCCACGTTTCTTCATCGTGCGCCCGGTAACGAACCGCTTATCGAGTCACGAGGTATGGTCTGGGACTGGATGTCGGCTGGTTCATCTCCTGTCGTAGCTCGTTCTTCGAAAGTGGTCAGCGAGTTTCGGGGTCATCTTTCGAGAACCCCTTGGGGATCAGAACTCCGTTGAGGTGAGAGTGTGACGGCAACAAACATCATCGACATCAGTTCTGACAATGGCGACCCTGCTGATTGGGACTGGGTTCTGATCTCTGAGAACGTCCTTGCTCTCATCATCAAGGCCACACAGGGGACGGGTTACACCAACCCGTATTACTCCGATTCCGCCGCCCTTGCTGAATCGCACAACATCGCCCACGTGGCCTATCACTTCGCCGATTTCACCAGTGCTTCAGATGAAGCGGCCTACTTCAAATCAGTCGCCGGATCGAAAGCTCGCATCCTTGACTCGGAGACCAGCACCAACAGTGGGTGGCAGAACGCCTTCCTTGTCGCTCTCAACTTGAGCGCCGATGAAGAGATGGATTACGGCAGCGCCTCGACACTGCCTCGGTCAGGGATCAGGGCCATGCTCTGGCCGGCGAGCTACGGCAAGGACTACGGCTTCGGGGACTGCTGGCAGTACACCGATTCACTCAGTGTGCCGGGGATCCCAGTGGAGGTCGACGCCTCGCACTGGGTGGGGTCTCAGGCCGATTTCGATGCCCTCTTCGGGCTCACTTCACCGACACCACCGCCCACCCATGTCCCAAACAGAAAGGTTCCGACCATGTTCCTCACCACGCAGGGCAACGAGGTGTTCCTCGTCTCGGGCGGTGTGGCCACCCACGTCACCGACCCGGCCGATCTATCGGCGTTTGCCTCGGCTGGCATCCCAGACATAGCGATCAGTGCTGCTCAGTTCGCCCTATTCACCAAGGTCGGAGTGGACACGCCGTAAAAAGCGGACGACCGCCGCCATGACAGCAGTTGATGTGAAAGTTTGCAAGGGGTGCGGAATCTCCAAGCCACTCACTGATTTCCACAAGGATTCTGCATCGAGAGACGGACGACGTCCCCGTTGTAAGTTGTGTGTGAAGGTTACTGACGATAACCGCCGAGAGAAGCGTAATCAGCGAGCACGAGAGATTTATGCTGCTGATCCGGCGACCAAAATCACTAAGGCACGCCAATACCACATTGATCACCCTGAGTGGTCGAAAGAGCGGCTTCGAGTCCATCATGTGGCCAATCGAGAAGAGCGTTACAAGCGCCATGTTGAGCGAGGCAAAATACCCGAGATCGCTGAGAAGCGCCGAAAGGCAACGCAGCGATGTGAGAGCAGACGGCGTGCCATAAAGGCTGGCACTTTGGTTGAGGTCATTTCAGCGGAACAGTTCGACCTTCGTCTTGCAGAGTTTGGAGGGCGGTGTCACATCTGTGAGATGCTCCTGACGAACAACCTCCACTGGGACCACTATCAGCCCTTGACAGCAGGTGGAACTCATACGATTGATAACCTTATGCCTTCGTGTGATCTGTGCAATATCCGAAAGAGCAACTGTTGGCCGTTCACGGAGGAACGGCGCAAGGAAATAGCCAACAAAGTGCGTGAGCTTAGGAAGCAAAGCGTGTCTCAGCCGGGAAGGGGGTGAAAGCACAATGGCCATTAGTTTTGTGACACCCAGTTACCGTGCAGCCTCCTCAGACCTAACGATTGCCATCAGCCCCTTGGGCCTGGTTGAGTTAGCGGATGAGGAGTTTAGATCGAGGTTCATGGACCTCGCTTGAATCGCTACGCCAGCAACTGGGCTTTTTACTTAGGCCATCATTGGAGCTACCGTCGCGAAATCGGTGAGCCTCAGCTCACGTTCAACTGGTCGGCTGCCTTTAGCGACTTCTTGACCAACTTCTGCCTCACCAACGGCACTTACTTCAAATCGCCCAAAGCAACTGAGGCCATTGTCCCCGAGCTTCTGCGTACCATCTGGGAAGAGCATCAGCCCCAAGGCAAAGACGCTGTCATGTGGGAAATTATGCAGCAATCTTCTGTATCAGGCGACTCGTTCGTAAAGGTGGCTTTCGAAGAATCATTTGTCGATCCGGCGGGTTATGAGCATCCGGCGCGTATCCGCATCCTGCCGCTCAACAGCGCTTTCTGCATGCCGGCCGACGAGAACGAAATCCTGACTAAGCGTGGTTGGCTCAATGCTGATCAGGTAAGAGTTGGGGACGAAGCTCTGGTGCTTGACTACGAGACCGACGAGCTGGTTTGGTCTCGGGTGGGGCGGATCAACGTTTTTGACTGGGACGGCCCCCTATACGAATGGCGTAGCAAGAACTTCAGTGCTGCCACGACGGCCGACCACCGATGGATCTATGACACCTCAGGTGAGCGTGGAACCCGGGGGATGCGATCCACAGCAGAGCTGCATGAGGTGACTGGTGGGTCTCTGGTCTTGGCGGGCGGCGAACTAAAGCATTTCCCGACTATGCCAGAGCACTCTGATGAGTTTGTAGAACTGGTGGGTTGGGTGGCTGCGGAAGGCTGGTTTGATTCTTCGGCTGTTTGTGTTGGGCAAAGTCCTCGTGTTCATCCCGACTTTTGTGAACGTATTGACAAGCTCTGTCACCACTTTCAGGGGTCTGTTTACGAGCGGTCAGACGGATTCCTTCAGTGGTATTTTCCGGTAACAATCGGTCGTCAGGTCCAAGCCGTTTTGCATGAGGAAAAGGAAATCGATTCAGGCTTCCTCACAAACCTCACCCGCCCACAAGCGGAACTGCTTTTCAATACACTTCTCGACGGGGATGGGGAGACAGCACGCATTGGCGGTCGAGAGCGTCTTTACCAGAACAACCTCGGGTTGATTGATTCTTTTCAAATGCTTGCCATGATGCTCGGCAAGCGAAGCATTTCAAAGGTCTCTGATACGCCTAGAGGAAAGTTTGGAGGTCGAGACGGCACCGTTGGGGTGCATCACAGTCGGACAGCGAACATGAAATGGATGAATCGTTCGGTTCGTCACTACAGAGGGCGAGTATGGTGCCCAACCACCTCTGTAGGAACATGGGTCACACGCAGGAAGGAGGTGACTCCTGCAAGCGGTGCTGGTGCAGATAGGGGAAATATTTTCCGTAATACGGTTTACATTACGGGGAACTGTTTCCCCGAGTTATGTACCACCCGCACGACATGACTCGGGTGATCCGGTTCAAGATGAAGTACAGATTTTGGGGGACGGCATTAGAGGGAACCCGCCAAGTATTTTGCCAGGACGAAACTACTGAAGCTTTGACGTCTTCTGGTTGGAAGCGTTGGGACAACATCGAGGACGACGACAAGTTCCTTGTGATGGATCCTGTGACGCGCGAGGTTCGTTGGGAAGAGCACACAGCCGTCAATGTGTTCGATTGGGACGGTTCACTTACCAGATGGCAGACCGATCGAATGGACGCCCTCTCGACTCCAAATCACCGGTGGCTCGTAGAATACCGAGATCGGGATGGTTATTCCTATCCGAACTTAAATCGGCCCATTCGGTTCATGACAACGGAAGAGTTAAGCACCGGTCACTCAAACAAGCAGATTATTGGGGCTGCGGCTGGAGGGCATTTGTCCTCCTTTGCAGAATGGCCAACTTTTTCAGACGACTTTGTTGAACTTATTGGTTGGGCTGTTACTGAAGGGCATTACCCGAAGTTTCCGGCAAAGACTGCTGTGACGATTGGTCAGTCTGAGGCTAGTAATCCCAACTTGGTCGCTCGCATCAGATATCTTCAGAAGGCATTTTCTGCGCAAGGGGCAACTGCAACAGAACTCAATACTGATTACAATGACGGAACCAAGTATGAAGGGTGTCGGCAGTTCTATTTTGGTAGCGGGATTGGCAACCTTATTCGCCAAGTTGCTCCGAACAAGACACTGACTCCAGAGTTTCTTGGTGCTCTTACAATGGATCAAGCAGAGCTTCTCTACCACACCCTTCTTGAGGGGGATGGGCATTACGCTGTTCTTCGGAATCACGATGGGTTTACGCGGACTGTTGAGACGGAGAACTTCATAAATCAAGATCAAGGCCTCATTGACGGATTCCAAATGCTCACTGCCATGCTCGGAAGGAGGAGCTTTACCCATTGGTGGAAGAGTGATGCATCAGAGTGGTGGAGGCAGCATAAAGAAAAGCGTGGAGATTTGAATAACTGCGCAAACGTAACGGTCTACCATTCTCCTTACATTACGGCAAGGCGACTTCATGTTTCTGAGGAGGGTTATCAAGGAAAAGTTTGGTGTCCTACGACCCCGTCTGGTACTTGGTTTGCGCGTCGTAATGGCTGTACGTATTGGACAGGGAACTCGTTTACCGAGTTGTGGACTGAAAGTTCGATGCAGAGTTTTATCAATGACGAGTTGGTGGAGGATCAAGAGAACCCCTTGGGGCGCATTCCTTTCGTCCACATAGCGAACAAGAAGGTGCCGTCATCGCCTTGGGGTCTTTCAGACATCCAAGACATCACAGACTTGAATCGGGCGTACAACGAGACGGCCACCCTGCTGATGGACATTACTAATTACTACGCCTGTGTCGATGAGACCACCCTGGCTCTGACTCCGGAGGGTTGGAAGAAGCATGACGAGTTGACTGTTGGAGATGAGATCCTCACTCTTAACTCGTCTACTGATGAGATTGAATGGCAGCCGGTCGAGTCTCTTTTCTCCAAGTCGTACACGGGATCTCTCGTTCACCTGTCTAACCACATTGACGCCCTCGTAACCCCTAATCATCGCTGGTTGGTAGAGCAACGTAAGACGAGAAAGCAGATCTACCCACTTGATGCTCGACGTATTGGTCGAACTTTGATTGGGGATGCTGAGGAACCAGCTTTAGCTGATTTCAAGTCTCATGCTCGTTTGGTGGTGGGGGGTGGGACATCGTTTGCTTTTGCAGCTCAGCCGAAGTGGGACGACGAGTTGGTCGAGACTGTTGGCTGGTATATCACGGAAGGTTGTGACGCCTACAGCGGGCCGAATGATTGGCACTCCATCACCATAAGTCAGAGTTGGACAAAGAACCCTGACCATGTGCGGTCTATTCGACGTTTGATGCGGTATTGGCAACGCAGTGGAGGCACCTTTACTGAATCGGCAAAGCCGATGGATAACGGCTGTTATAACTGGTATCTGGGTAAAGGGGTGAAAGAGACTTTGGAGGAGGTCGCTCCTAAGAAGGTACTCTCCCCGTCCTTTATTTACTCGCTGACGTACACCCAAGCTCGAATGCTTCAGAAGATTCTTGTTGATGCAGATGGCCACTGGATTACAGAAAAGCGAAGCTCGTGGTATCAGGAGGACGGTGCTCGTAAAGAGGGTTATCGCATGTTGAATGCGATGTTGGGGGATCGGGTCAATACCCGAGGCAACTTTATTGACAAGTACAGCCGCCAATCGATTGAGGTTGAGTCGACATTGAAGTCTGCAAAGACGGTCGATGTTGAAGATGTGACCGTCTGGTGCCCAACTGTTAAAAACAGCATTTGGATGGCGAGCCGTAATGGGAACACCTATTGGACCGGGAACTCCCCCACCACAGTCATCATGGGAGCGAAATCCAACAGCCTCGAGCGGGGACCCAAGAAGGTATGGTCCATCCCCAATGAGAAGGCCAAGATTGAGAATCTCGCTCTCGGGGCTGAGTTGGGTGAGGCGATCAAGTTTTTAGAACTGCTCAAAGAGAAGATGCACGAGTTGGTCGGTGTGCCCATTTCTTTGCTCGGCCAAGAACAGCAGATCAGCAATACATCGGGCGTGGCGCTCTCTTTGCAATACCTTCCGCTGATGCAAAAGTTCCGTCAAAAGACGACCCAGATGTCTTCGGGCCTGGCCATGCTCAATGAGTTGTTGATCCTCACGGCGGCGACATATTTGCCCCAGATGCTCGAGATCGATCCGTTGCGCGATCCACCGCTTGAAGAGGGTCAGGTCACGGTTCTCGACCCGAATGACCCTATTACTTACCGCAATACGGTTGAGTTCCAGTCCCCGCTACCGCTTGACATGCTGGTCCTTCTCAATGAGTTGCAGCTCAAAATGGGCATGGGTCTTGAATCCAAGACCGGGGCCCTGCGCCTCATGGGCGAGCAATATCCAGCCGAGAAGCTGCAGGAACTTATGGACGAACTGCATCAAGATGCCCTTGAACAAGGTGCTCTCGATTTGCAGAATGCCCAGATCCGGGTGCTCATTTCAATGCTTACCGGGGTACCGCCTGATGGTGCCGATCCGCCATCGCCATCGTCGACTGGTCCTGCCCCTGGAGGTGACGCTGGGGGAGTGTCTTCGGCTGGTGGCCCGGGCGTGAATACAGCGGCCGGTGTACAAGCGCCACCGCCCCAGTTTGCCGATACTCCCGAGGTCCAGTCGATCATGAATCAGCTCACCACCCTTGCCGCCGGCACCAAGATCCCGCAGCGTCGTAATCCGCTTTCATCGGGCGACGACGATTGAGTAGCATCAGGTGATGGTGCCCAGCAGTCTGTTGCTGGGAGTGAGAGGTATTGGGTAATGACGATTGTTGTCAAGCGACGTAACGTGGCCTTACTTGGACAAACTGAAGAAGGAGATGCACAAATGTCAATGACGGGCGAAGGTTCCCCCTCAGGGATCCCCGGTGCGCCGGCCGGGATCACCATCAATGTCGGTGAGCGGGGCGAAGGTCAAGGAGTCCCGCCGGCTGCGAACGGCAGTCAGCAACAGCAGGAAGAGGTTTTTACGAGAGCCCAGGTCGAAGAGATGATGGGTCATGTTCGGGCCGAGGAGAAGGACAAGCTCTATCCCGAACTCGAGCAGTTGCGCGGCACGGTAACTACTCTTGCCCAAGACCGTGAGGCTCGGCTTGCTGCCGAACAAGAAGAGCAGCAGCGCCTTGAGGCCGAGGCTGAGGCCGAGCGCTTAAAGAATCTTGATCTCGAGCAGCGCCTTCAAGATTCCAACCAGACCTGGGAACACCGGTTCGCTCAGCTCGAGGATGAGCGCAAGCGTGAACAGATCATCTTCCAAAAGGAGCAGGAGTTGGCCCGGCTCGGTCAGTACCGAGTTCAGCGCATTGCTGAAATGCGTGACGAGATAGCGCCGCAGTTCGATGATCTCGTTCGTGGCAACACCACTGAGGAGATCGAAGCATCCTTGGCTTTGATGGCGCAGAAGACGGCTGAGATCGTTGAGGGGTTTCAAGCTGCTGCCGGTGGCACTGGCCAGCAGCAGCAACAGCCTCGGGTTGGTCTCCCGATGTCTGGGATGCCGCCTTACGATATGGCTGGTTTGGTCGATCAGCAGCAGGTCACCTTCAGCAACGAGGAACTGGCTGCCATGTCGCCTGAGGAGTACTCCCGTCTTCGTCCCCAGTTGCTCGGTGCCGTAAGCGCCCGAGCCAAGGAAGCGGGGATCTACGCCCCGTGAAACTGATTGGGGGTTGACACAAGGTGGCTTCCCTCTCTCGCCAGCAGTTCTGGCGAGCCGACCCGAATCAGATGGCTCTACCCGGGCTAGAAGAGCACGCTCACCCCGGCGCCAAACTGCTGTCTCAGGGTTGGCACTTTCGAACCGACACCATTCCGCTTGGTGCCAATACTTACCACCAGCTTTCGGCAGAGCCTTCCCACCACGTTACGACTGACCGGTGGGCCGAGACCGCAGGTGGGTCCTTGGTTCATGAGCACTTTCCCGGTGCCATGCTGCAATGGAGCGAGGGAGGCCCTGATAGCGGCTACAAAAAGGGCGAAATCTCCATGGTCGAAACGGCTCCCTCTCATGAGCGCCAGGGGGTGGCATCAGCTCTTTACGGCATGGGCCGCTCGATGGCCCGCCTAAAGCCGCAACACTCCGCTGTCAGAACCCCCGAGGGTGATAGATGGGCACGCAGCGTTTCAAGGAAATACGGCGGTCGAGTCCCCTAAGAAGAACCTTTTTTGAGTTGACTTGTTTTGAGCGCAAATGAGTGCTTTGATTATAGGCCTGTGAATACGTATCTGGAAAACAATCTGGTGACTGCTGACGAGAGCGAGCATGAACTAGCTCTCAACTCAGAGTTTCAATCAGTCATCAGGAGGTGATTTGCATGCCCTCAGCCGTGACGGGGACGCCTTATTTGGCCGCTTCCCCCACCGGGTATTCCGGTGCCAATAGCACGCTTGGACAAGCAATCCAGACAATTTGGTCGACATAAGGGCCGTCTCATCGGGTGACCGATGAGATCATGATCTCCCTGTATCGGTGAACCCCGCCAACAAAGGGGAATACCGAGGGAACCCAACACCTGGGACTCCGTAGAGACTGCACGGGAGACATCTTCAAGAGGATCAGCACTTAGGTGAGAAGTGTGCTGGTGCTGAAGATGAAGATACAGTCCGATCTGCAGGGATGGTAAATCTGCAGAGGGTGACAGAAATGATCACCCCGCCGGAAACGGTGGTAACAGTTTGCCAAAGAGATCTTGTTCCAAGCGATGCCGATTCTGCGCTTCGAGCAGTTCGCCGTGAAGAAGACGGAACTAGGTGTTCAGCCTGGGCTCACCATCAACTTCATGCGCTACAACAACCTGCCGAATGCCTCACAGCTCGTTGAAGGCGTCCGCATGCAGACCGTGGCCCTGACGGCCAGCCAGTTCTCCATCACGGTGGCAGAGCAAGGCTTCGGCGTCTCGGTGACCGAGCTGCTGCTGAATGCGTCCTTCGACGATGTCATGGCGTCGGCGTCTCGGTTGCTCGGCCGCAACATGGCCCAGTACCTCGACTACTCGGCGCGGAACACGTTGTTGTTGGCCAGTTCGGTGATCTTCGGGTACAACACCACGGTCAACGACACACCGCGTACGACGCTCTCGCCGTATGATCAGGGCACCGTCGGCACTTCGACCACGGGCTTGAGCGGTCAGTACTACTTCACGCCGCCGCTGGTCAAGGATGCTGTTCTGACCTTGGCGTCGAAGAACGTGCCTCGACTGGGCGAGACCTATGTCTCGTTCGTGGCCCCGGCTCAGAGCCGTCGCTTGCGTGACACTCCTGAGTTCATCGAAGTGACCAAGTACGCTGCCCCGGGCAACTTCGCCCTCGGAGAGATCGGCCGGCTGTACGACTGCGTGTTCATCGAGACCACACAGGTCAACTCGTTCCTCAGCTCGGCCGCCACGCCACAGAACGTCTACCAGGCGATCTTCTTGGGTGACAACGCCTTCGGGCATGCCATCTCCTTGCCGGTGGAACTGCGCGACGGCGGGGTCCTCGACTTCGGTCGTGAGCACGCTCTGGCCTGGTATGCAATATGGGGCCTCGGACTTATCACAGATTGGAGCGTGGTAATCGGAAACACCAACTAGGTCCAGGTCAGAGGCTTTTACTCCTAATCGAGACCCCCAAACTATGTACCAGCTGTAGGAAAAGTTGCTGGGGAAGTTCTGAGACAGTGCCGACCGCCTTCGCTCGGCGGCTGACTATCTTGAGAACCCAACCAATGCGTAAGCTGGCGGCGTAAGCGGTCCCTTGTAGAAGTAGGGGTCGCTGCTGCGTGAACTGCGGCATTAGCCGCCAAAGGAGAAACCACCAATGGCAACCACCACAGGACAACGGAGGAGTCGGCCCAACTCAGGCGACTTGACGGGGCGACAGCGTGCAAAGGCGTCTCGGGAGCAACAGCTCGAGCAGCAGGACCGGGTGGCCGAGACCACCATGGCGACTGCGGCACAGAGCGAAGAGGAGCGTCACGGGGTGTTCGACCCGCGGAGCGGTGAGCGCATTGATCAGCGCTCAGTGGCCTTTGTTGAAGACGACGATGAGGACGATGCCATCGACGAGTTCGACCCCCCTGACCGGTTCTCGACCGACGGTGATGAAGAGCGAGAGCCCGTCCTCACTGGTAAGGAGGATGAGGCGGCCTTGGCTCCGATCCTGCAGGCTCGCAAGGAGCGCCGCCGGCCGCGTGCTCCGAGGGTCCACAGTGCCGTTGTGCGGATTCGTGTCGACCAGGACATCGAGAAAATGACGTACGGGATCAACCCAGTGAGCCAGGAGCCGAACAACTACGACCTCCGTGAAGGGCTCATGTACGAACTGCCCTACGAGGTGGCTGAGCATCTCGATGAGCGGGGGCTTATCCGAGAGTGGGTCAGGGGGTAATACGTGGCGACGGTTGAGTACACCCTTGGTGCGGCCGTCTCAGTAATCCCCATCCCTTCGCCGACGGGCAGTGTCAAGGTGAAGAAGATCTCGGGGGCTGCTCCGGTCTATGGGACCATTGATGGGTCGCTGCCCGGGATTCCGAGTACCACACCGTCGAGTGGTGACATCAAATCGTTGGTCAATCTCGGAGAGGAACTCGTTTTCCAGCCGATCCTTTATGGGGACCACATGGTTGCTCCGACTTTGCAGTTGGTGTCTCCCGGTGGTACCTCTGTCGTGACCGTTAGTTGGTGAGAGGATTCGATATGGCCAGCAAGCTCTATCTCCCAGGTATTCAACGGGCACAGTTTCGCCTTCCCGAACTTGAGCACCTGTACCGAGATCGATTGGTGAGGAATCACTGCTATTCCCCCTTTTGAGTGCCATGACAGCAAGCCTCGGGTTGAATGGAGCGCCTGTCGCTTTTATGGTTGTAACGGTCGGTCATCAATCGGTTCTTCTGAGCGTTCAGCCAGCGGGGGTAGAACAGCGCCAGTCGATGGGTCTGACTGTGCAGCCGGCCTTGGGATAGGAAGCAGATCTCGTACACTTAGTGCGTGACCTTGGCCACCCTGAACCCACCAATGTATGACCTGGTGGTACGCACGCGCAGGCTCGTGCAAGATACTGGACGGCCCTTTGCCGCCAATATCACCGTAGATGGCCTTTCGAACACATTTGACCTCCCGGTTGAGTCGATCTCTCAGTACGCCGATCCGCCTGAGGTGGTCTTGAGTGGTGCCATTATTTCAGGGGCCGCCACACCAACGTATGTCTTTGATTACAAGTACGGAGTCATTCAGTTCTTCACTGCTCCTCAGCCTGCTGGAGCCATTTTGGGGGTTTCGGGAACGACATACGACTTCTTCGACGATGACGAGGTCTGGCAGTCAGTAATCGATAGTTTTAACCTTCATGTGCAAGATCAAGACCCGCTTCCTGTCATTGATCCTGGGCTTGGGCAAACCGGCATAAGTTCGACTGAAAACTATTTGGTCTCCATTCTGGCGGCCAAAGAGCTGCTGTGGATGCGCTCGACAGATGCCTCTCAGACGATCGACATCAATACCCCAGAGGGTGTTCACATTCCGCGGTCTCAGCGCTGGCGTCAGCTCATTCAGCAGATCTCTGCCCTTGATAATGAGTACAAGCAGTTGTCGCTTGCATTGGGTTTGGGTATCTACCGGATTCAGATCCTCAATCAGCGCCGAGTCAGCTATACCACCAATCGTCTTGTCCCGATTTTCAGAGAGCAGGAGTACAACACACCTTACTCAGGGTTTACTCCAACAGTTGCTGCTGTGGGTTCACAGGTCACCATCAACGGGATGTATTTCACTGGGGCGACAGCGGTCACCTTTGGTGGTGTGTCGGCTACGCAGTTCTCGGTGCTCAATGACATGGAGATCGTTGCGGTGGTCCCCGTTGGTGCGATTACCGGTCAGGTGGGAGTGACGACACCGTATGGAGTTGTGTTGAGTACGGCGCAGTTCGTGGTTGGTCAGCCTGCGCCCTTTATCATGTACGGCCCTTCTCTTGTGGAAATACCGATACCCCCCGGTTTATAAATGTCAGATCGTAGGACATTGCGGGATATTCGACAGGCCTATGAGGGCATGAAGAATGATTACCAACTGAACGTGGGCCAGTGGGCGGCTTGGTTCCGCTTTAATGCCGCCGCCACGACAATGGATCCTACTTATGACACCGGTCCGCAAAGAACGTGGTATCCCCCCATTACTCTCCCGGTTCTGATTGGCGAGTATGTGAGGGCGGGCCAGAACTTCGATGACGACGGGTTATATCAGCTTGACCGGCTCCACCTCATCTTCAGCTTTAATCAGTTCTTTTCCACGACAATGCCTGATCCTGATCCTTTCGGCCAGGATCACGTGAATGACCGAGTGGGCTTTGACGGCCGCCTCTTCAGCGTCAACACTTTTTTGCCACGCGGGCGTGTGGCGGATTACTTCTTGACTGTCTCGGTGGACTGTCTGGCAATGACCCAGTCCGATCTCGACGAGGACACGGCCATCCCGATGTTCGCTCCCTATGCGGCCGGCGCTGACGGTTGACCATTTTGGGGTCGCTGTCCTCTGGCAGAATCAGTGTTGCGGACCCGCCGTGCTCCGTGCAGTACCCAGCGATGGACAAGAGCCCATAGGAAGTCGAGCAATGTTCAGGATCACTGACAATGCGATTACGCCCCGTCGGGCGTCATTTGAACGTGCACTCTATCGACTCCCTGTCGCCCATCGCAGAGCGCAGATGACGGCTCTCACACATCTCCACGGAGCGATGGCTCAGGCTGCTGAGAAGGCCGGTCATGAGCCTGGCGCAGTAGTCCTCTCGGAGCACAAGGGTTCTCCCTTCGTTGGGATCGCTCACACCCCCGACGGTGATCGGCTGGCTGACTTTGAGTACGGGACTCCCGAGAGCGCCCCGAGCCCTGTTCTGCGGGCGGCTGCTACAACAACTCGTCCAGGTGCTCAGGTGATCTACGACTCGGTCCTCCGTCGAGAGTTGGGGATCTGACATGCCCTGGCTCCTCGATGAAGACGACGCCCTTAAGGCGAAGCTCAGTGGGTTCTCTGTCACCAACTATGCCGACGGGCGGGCCAAGCCGATAGCGGTGTACTTCAGGTTTCCAGATTCCGAAGAACGCCAGCGGACTTTTCCCCACATTGCCATCGATTTGGCTGAAATCACTTTCGCTCCTGACCGGGCGCACAGGGTGGCAAACGAGTTCATCCTCGATTACGACACTGAGACAGCGACCCCATTGAATGGTTTCTCCTTGGCCGCATACGATTTTCCACTGCCCTGGAATCTCGTATACCAACTCGCCGCGTACTCCCGACTGCCGCGAGATGACAGATGGCTCACCTCTCTTCTTTTCCAGCAGTTCCCCGAGGAGTTCGGCAGTCTGGATATGACGAACTTCGATGGCACTGTTCGTCGAGCTGATCTGGTGTCGGTGGTTCGACGAGACACGGTTGATGCTTCACAACACCGCTTGTACCGGAACATCTTCACCGTTTCGGTTTCCTCAGAGTTCTTCTTGGGCCAGGTCTACGCGATACAGCAGTCGACCGGAGTGAATGTGACCGTAATCCCCTATGCCGACCAGCCATTTCCGGTGTCGGCGTGAAAGGTAGAGAACAGCGATGACCATGACGACCCCCTCGCTCACCGGCCCTCCAGGCGTCAGCACTGTAGAACAACTGCTCGGGCCCACCATCTCGCCTTCCAACTCATCCCCGTCGGTGGCTGGGTTTGCCGGTGAGCATTTCCGTGGCCCGAGTGGGTATGCCATCTTGTGCAACAGCTGGAGCGATTTCGTCAGGTACTTCGGGGGCTTCAACCCGAACAGCGTCCCGGTTCTGAACAACCCGTACCTGCCGTATTCGGTGTATCAGTTCTTTGCCAACGGCGGGCAATCAGCCTTTGTGGCACGGATTACGAACTCGACATCGCCTGGGGCGACTGCCACGTTGAACATTCCTGACGCCTATACGGCCACGCCACAGACAGCGATCGTTCTTGAGGCGGGTGTCTTAGGGAAGGCTGGGAATCCCGGCCAATGGGCCAACGGCCAGGCAACAAGTGGTCTGTGGGCTTCCATTTCGCTGACCGGTGCAAGCGACAGTGCCGGTTACCCGTCTTTCAACATGAACATCTATGCCGGTGGTGCGCCGGCTGCCGGCACTTTGGTGGAGCAGTGGACGTACCTATCCATGAATCCGCTCAGTAACCGGTTCGTCACCTCGATCATCAACTCACCTTCTCAAGGTTCCACCTGGGTGGTTGTGGTGTCGACACCGGCTACCTCAGCGCCCTCTCCCGTATTGAGCTGCCCAGGAATAACCACTGGGCTCGCTTTTAGCGGTGGGACCGATCCTCTCTCTCCTCCTGCTCCTGCGGACAAAGAGGTTGTAGTGACAGCGGGGACATCGCCCTTCGACAAGGTCCAAGGTCTCTTGAACATCAACCTCCCAGCTGAAGGGAACACGGCGGTCATCGATGCTGCGGGTACGTACGCATCAGGCGGCCGCCCGTACACCTTCTTGGTCGTCGACCCTCCCCAAGGTGCTCCGGTGAGCGGTTTGAACTCAGTGTCGGCTTTCCTCGCCAGTTTGTCGTTCGGGGCAAATCCAGCGCCTTCCTATGTCGCCTTGTATTACCCATGGGTTTACGCCACGAATCCGGCCTCATCGAACCCCCAGAACGTGATTGATCTGCCGCCGGGTGGTTTCATCCTCGGTCAGATCGCCGCTACAGACAACAGTTCGGGACCTTGGGAAGCTCCTGCAGGGACGAACACGGTCTTGGCCAATGTGGTGGCCGCCGAGGATCAGCTCACACCGGGTCAAATGGCCCTCCTCAACAATCAGAACGTCAACGCCCTGCGGACAATGCCCGATGGTTCTGTGGTCATTTGGGGCACCCGCACACTCGAGATCGGTTTCGCATCGAAGTACATACCGGTGCGCCGCACCTTGAACTACATTGAGTCCGCTCTGGTGGCCTCGATGCAGCAGTATGTCTTTGATCCCAACTCGTCTTCTCTGTGGGGACGGATCATTGCGACCTGCAACTCGTTGCTCTCAAGTATGTACGCCGCAGGTGCTTTCCCGGGCGGTACGCCAGCGCAGTCCTATTACGTGATCTGCGATGACACGATCAACACGCCGCAGACAATCGCCAGCGGAGTCACCAATGTGGTGGCCGGTGTCGCTCTTGCGGTTCCCTCCGAGTTCATCCAGATCACTATCGCCCAGTTCCAGAGCACCGGAGCAACGTCGGTCTCGACTACGTCGACCTAAGAGAAGGAGCTTTCTAAATGGCTGCTACAGTGGGTGTGAGCAGGTCGATTACATCTGATCCCCTGCGATCCTTCAAGTTCAACCTATACATACCACTCACTACGCAAAGCGACGGCATAACCGGCGGCATAGCGCGGTTTGGATTCATGTCCGTGTCCGGTCTTGGGGTTTCGATCGAGCCGCTGACGTACCGTGAGGGCGGTGACAACTTGACTACGAGGAAGATGCCCGGACAAGCGGACATCAACCCGATCACGTGTTCAAGAGGGCTTTTCCCGACCGATTACGACAACTGGTACTGGATGACGAACCTGTTCACTGCCATGTACGGGGGTCAGGCCGGCGTGAATCTGCTTAACCCCGATACGCTTACACCGGCACCGGACTTTCGCACGACCATGTACATCAATGTGCTCCAGCACCCGAACAACACTGCGGCAGCACCAGGTCCGAACGCTCCGTACGAGAGTTCGTACGTCAATCAGGCCAGCATCGTCCAGATCAGCTTCAAGCTGTATTCGGCTTGGATCGGGTCGTTGGCCTATTCGGACATGGATGCCGGCGGTAACGCCGTGGCGGTCGAACAGATGACGATCAACTACGAGGGCTTCGACATGCAGTGGGGTGGGATGCCGGGCAACGTCAATGGGTACGTGACGAACCCTGTTGGCTGGTAGTAGAAATACGCCTGCAGCCCACTTCACTCAAAGGAGCGCCATATATGACAGCTTTGAACTCCCCTCCCATGTTGCCCGATACCCCCGGCGCTCGGCCATTGCCCACGCCACCGTCCCCCGACTCGATGCCGAGCGCTGCAGAGGTGGCGGCCAAGATAGCGGCTACTGAGAAAGAGCCCGAGATCGGCGATGTTCCTGATTGTTCGGTGGAGCTGCCGGTTGGCTATATCACAGCTGGCGGTGTATTGGTCCGAGACGCCTTGGTGCGAGAGCTTGATGGGTACGCCGAAGAGAAGCTGTCCCGTCTTGACCCGCAGAAGAACATGGGGGTCTTCGTCACCGAGCTGTTGACCATCGGGGTTGAGCGGTTGGGTGATGAGACAGTCAATCAGGATCTGATGCGCCGGCTCCTTATCGGGGACCGCGATGCCCTGATGCTCGGCATCCGTAAAGCCACCTACGGCAATGATGTTGAGTTCACCCTTCGCTGCGCCATGTGTGACAAGGAATCGAAGATCACTGTTTTCTTGGACTCCGATGTCAAGGTCGATACACTCGAAGACCCACTGAAGCGGGTCTTCGAGGTCGAGCTTCGTCATGGGCGCATCGCCGAGGTCGGTCTTCTCACTGGGCTGGCTCAAGAGGCCTGGTCCGAGAACATGATGCGCAGGACGAGCGCTGAACTCAACACCATCATGTTGGCCAAGAGCGTGATCAAGGTCGATGGTGTGCTCGCCTACGGTCGAGAGGAAATCGTCCAATCGATGCCGTCGGGGGACCGGGCCATCCTGGTCGATTTCCTCAACGCTCACCAACCTGGCCCGAAGTTTCAAGAGATCCCTGTCAACTGCGCCACCTGCGGAGAGGAGTACCCGATTTCGCTGGGCCTTCCGAGCTTATTTCGCCTCTAGCGAAGTAGATCGGTACAAGCATTACGCACGACTTCTGCGCCAATACCCGAACTGGAGACCTAGAGACGTGAAGGAAATGACTTCTAGGGAGCGGGATTACTGGTCGAGGTTGGCGGCCTACCTGGCTGAGAAGCACTGATGTCACTGCCCGGGCTTGGGCTCCAAGGAACTGTGGCAGTTGGGCGGGCTTCTTTTTCGCAGTCGGCTTCGACCATTGCCGGCGGGAGTGCCAGTCCCACGTTTTCGGCTAATGCCGACAGCGTTTCGTTCAAGGCATTGAGTGAGAGCATCGCCAGCATTACTACCGAGATCAAGCATCTCTCTTCGGCCATTGATACCTTGAACCAGAAGTTGAGGCCGACAGGGGGTCTACTCTCAAAGATCTTCGGCACCAGAGGTGGGACGGGAGGAGTCACCACTACTGCTGCATCCAATAACACGGTTGCTCCTGTTTCAATGGGCGGTGCCGGCGGGGTGACCAATCGGAATACTCCAGCACCCGTGTCTGGTGGTCCGTCTGGCGGTCCGTCGGGTGCTGGGATGGGTGCCATACCTGGTCTTGCCGCTCTTGAGGTCGCGTCCAAGGCTTCGGGTGCCATAAACACCACCATGGCTGGTTGGCAAGGAACCGGCATGCCAATCCAGCTCATGGCGGCTCAGGCTTCTGCCCTCTACGGCGGCGGCACAAACAACATGGTGGCTTCGTTCAGTGGTATATCCAATCTCGGGGGTGCTGATCTCGGGAGTGCCCTTGCTACTGCGCAGGCAAATCCGTTTTTGAGTGCTTTACAAGGTGGGAAGGGGAACAAGAATCTCAAATCGTTTCTCAACGCCGCTCAAGCGATCAATCCGCTTATGGGTGCTCAGGGGGCAACGCAGTTTGCTAGTGATCTGACCTCTCCCCAGGCTCTCAACTACATGATGCGTCGCGGTCAGATGGCGACGGGCGGGGGGCTTTACAACGCAGTCACTCGAGGAGTGAATAATCCGAACACCATTTTCAAGACGGTTCTTGAGGCATTAGGTATGCCAAAGAACTTCAGTGGGTCTCAGGCGAAACAGTGGGCCCAGAATCCTGGCTCATGGGCCGCTATCTCGCAAAACGCTCAAGTACAGATGGGACTCTCGACGGCTGATATTCAACAGCTCAGAATGTACGCCGCGTCTGGATTGAACTTGAATAAGGCCGAGGCGGTTGGGAAGAGCACCGTCGCTTCTTCGGCTCTGGCCCGCTCCACAGCGACTACAGCGACAGGGCTGCAGGGATTCGTTGATACGGCCGGTATGCAAGGTGCTATCAACACAGTGGCTACCGATTTTCAGACCTTGAGCAAAGGTGTGTTGGGATTTGCTCCCATTCTGGCTCAGGCGGCATTTGGTACTGCATTTTTGGCTAAATCGGCTTTGTCGGCCGCTGAGGCATTAGCTGGTATCAGTGTGCTTAGGGCCGGTTTAGGTGGTTTAGGTGCTGCCGGTGGGGCTGCTGGTGGGGCTGCTGGTGGGGCTGCTGGTGGGGCAGAAGGTGCTGCGAGCGGTTTGGCTGAGGGAGGGATTTTGGGTGGTCTTTTGGCGAGAGGTGGTGGGGGAGCGCTCGGAGAATCTCTTGCTTTGAGTGGGATGAGTGAACTTCTGCCCAGTATGTCCGGTCTATTGAAAGGCGGTCTCATCGCTGGAGCTGGATCCATGGCGGGCAGCCTGATTTCTGGTGGTCAAAAGACTGGCTCTCGTGCTTTAGTCGGCGGCATGGTGAGCGATGCGGCTCTTGGTGCTGGACTTGGTTCGTTGTTTCCTGGGCCAGGGACAGTCATTGGGGGTATTGGTGGTGCGCTGTACGGGGGTCTCACGCACTTCTTCGGTGATCCACCCACTGGTTCTACGACGACAGCAGGGTTGTCTCCCACACTGGCCAGCCGGCTGAATACCATGATGCAGGACAATCCGAACTTGCAGATCTCTTCGGGGTTCCGTTCCGCCCAACAGCAAGGTGCTCTTTACGCTTTGAAGGGTGGTCAGGGCGTGGCAGCTCCCGGTCATTCGGCGCACCAACTCGGGCAGGCTGCCGACATAGGACCGCCTTCTCAGTTCAAATGGGTTATGCAGAACGCTCCGAACTATGGCCTCTACACACCGTCGGCAACTGAGCCGTGGCACCTCCAGGCTATGGGCGATGCTCCGACGTCGGGCACCGTGAGTGGTGCGTCGATTGTGAGTGCGGCGATGGGAGGGGTCGGTACTCCTTACTCGTGGGGAGGAGGGAGCGATTCGGGTCCGACCCTTGGCACCGCACAGGGGGCAAAGACAGTTGGATTCGACTGCTCGGGCTTTGTGATGTGGGCCTTCTCCCAGTGCGGGATCCAACTGCCGCGCTCGACGTATCAACAAGTGAAATGCGGCTCTCCGGTAAATGGGATCGGGCAAGCGAAGCCCGGTGATCTGATCTTCTACAACTACGGGACGCCCAATGATCATGTTGCCATTTATATTGGCGGTGGAAAACAGGTTGTTGCTCCTGAGACTGGACAAAATGTCCAAGTCCAATCGGTTGACACTCCTCATATCAGCGCCATTAGGAGAGTGGCTTCAGGAGCACAAGCTCAGGCTGTTGCAGGGCAGGCTGCTTCAGCTGCAGGGGCCGGTTCGACCGGAGGGTCGTCTTTGATTGGTACTGGGATAGGGACGAGCTTGAATAACTCGTGGCTTTCGTCGGTAGGCGGGAGTTGGCTCTCGGGTGGTGGACTTGGGGGCAGCGGTATTGCAGCGCAGGCAGGAGGTGGTTCAGCGGGGGCTGGTTCGACGGGGGGGTCGTCGGGGGCGTCGACGACGTCGGCTTCGTCTACGTCTACAGGAGGTAGTACTTCTCTGGGCGGATCAGCAAATCAGCAGATTGTCTCTGCAGTAAAAGCTGTCACCTCGAGTCGAAATGTGCAGATCGCTATGTTGACTGGATCGGCGCTGGAGTCAAATCAGAGCCTGACTGCTGTTGGCGGCGGGGGGTATGGGCCCTGGCAGATCCAACTGAGTGCTCATCCGGGTGTCACGAGCGGCGAGGCCGAGAACCCGGTGTGGGCAGCCCGGGCCATGGTCGGGAGTTCGATTACTGAGGGTTACGCAGCGGCCACTGCAGGGGTTCCTTCTGCCCTGTGGAGGAGCAACCCAGCTATGGCGGCTGAGCAGGCGGCCTACGCTGCTGAGCGGCCTGCAGCGCCCTACAGCCAGACGCAAGGCATGGGTCGTGTGACAGCGGCTTACAACCTTGCTGTCAAAGAGGTTGGCCCGCCTATGGGAGATCCATCGACGACCTTCACTCCCTCGATGTCGGCTCCTCCGATCGGGATGGGTGGCACAGCGACCATCAGCGGGTTCGGGTCGAATGCGCGAACTGGAGGCATTACGATTAATCTGCCGCTCCAAGTAATCGGTCTATCACAGCAAGATGCCCAAATGGTCGTTCAGACGATTGTGGCGACCCTCAAAGCCAATGACGAGTTGGCTGCATTGGCAGGGAGCTGATGTCGACCAGTGTGGTTGTCCCTAATACAGGTCCAGGGTCGTTTTCTGCTGACGATCCCAATGATATTTTTCTAGCCCCAGGAACAGCATTTGGAGTTGGGAATACAGCACTAACGCTTGAACAGGGGATGACCGCTGGTATAGGGACAAGCTCTGGTGGTTATTCAAATCCGCCTATCGTTCCCGGTGGGATTCCAAATGGTATTCAACCTTACGGCGGTAACCCTGTCACAGCTCCTAAGCGTGTGGGCATTATGCGTAACTTTCCTGGGTCACTCCCCGATGGTGATGTTAACTACCTGTACTTCATTTTCAACCCAAATCAGATCGTGGCGAGCTTCATTACGAACATCAATCAGATTCCTGCTGGCTATCTCTATGGGTTGTCTCCAACGTCCAGTTCTCTTTCTGGTTTGAATCAGTATTCTTCCTCTGGCGGCGCTGTTAATCCATTTTCTAGTACAGGTGCTCCGAGTTCTACGACGCCGGCTGGGAATGTGCCTAATCTCACCAGTGGGCAGACTGTTTCTTGGTCCCTTATCTTTGATCGTACTTACGACATCATGTACTCTCCGAATGCCTTGGACAATCGCGGTGTCCTTAAGGATGTCGCTGCTCTGTACGCTTTGATGGGGACGTTTGAGAGCACGGGCGCTGTCCCGATTTCTACTCCGATTCAGGTTGTTTTTGCAGCAAACGAGGCGGGCCAGTTGTGGGGGTTCACTGGATTCATCACATCGGTGACCATTACTTATGGGATTTTTCGGTGGGACATGATGCCGTCGCGTTGCGAGATCGATCTGCAGATGATGACTTCCTACGTCCCTCCAGCGGTTGCCTCGAGCGGTGCTCCAAGTGTCCGTGCTCCGAGCTTTAGTGCTAATCCTAATGTTGCAGCCCTTCAACAGATCGAAAACCAGCCAGGATTCGGTCCACCTCCCATTCCATGATCACCCCCCAATCCCGTTACGCTTTGGGTGGAGCAACGGTTACGCGCATGCCGAACTCGGCTGGTACGTATAACCTTTCGGTGCTTCGGACTGTTCCACCAGTTGCAACTGGGTTCACTCTCTATGTTTGGAAGGCCGGTGACCGGCCTGATGCTGTGGCATATCGCGAGCTGGGGAATGGCCAGTACTGGTGGGCCATCTTTGACTTGAACCCCGAGATCATCGACCCTCTCAATGTCCCGCCTGGTTCACTGGTTCGCATTCCTGTTGGGCCGGTGACTGGGCAGAGCACGCTGATTCAGTAATGGCTTCTTACAAGGGTGGTCTCCCCTATTCAGCCGATGTCGCTTTCTATGGAGATTCTGCGCCCAACTTCAGTCCGAATACTGTGCGCGTCATGCAAGCAGAGTTTGCGCACGATGTTGCAGTAATGGAGTTCTGGGGGGCTGACGTCACTGCAGGGGCATTTGTTTCAGGGACTCCCATGATCCTCACTTTCGGCCGCCCAACCACAAGACGAACTTTTGTCGGTTATGTGAACCACCCCGCCCGCACGAATAATGCTCTTACCTCGACGTCGCTCACTCAGCGCAATGCCGCCATTGTGTACTGCGTTGGGGCGTCGTGGTACATGAAACAATCAGGGACACAGTCTTGGCACACTCAGACCGGGTCTCAAATTGTTCAGTCGGTGGCAACTGGGTTTGGGTTGGCGGCTGACATCGTGCCCGACACGACTGTCTGGGCGACGGTGCAAATGGCCGGCATGACGTACTGGCAGCTGTGCGTAATGTTGGCGAAGCGGATTGGTTACACCTTCTACTGCAACGGTGTGCAGCTCGTTTTCAAACCACGGCAAACCAATCCGAACAGTTTGACTGGGCCGGTGGCCCTATACGATTACCGAGCTGATCCAGCGAACTTCCCAATCTTTACTCCGGTTCTGGGTAAGACATCGCCAAGTGGGGGGGAGTTGGCCATTCGTCAGCAAGGGGGGATAGACCCGAGGACTGGGAACGTAGTTTTCTCACAAGTCTCAGGTAGTCCAGCGCCCAGCCTCTTAGGAGGTGCAGCCGAGAGTCCCGTGTTCACTCGAGTTCAGCACGAGGTGGTGAGCACTCAGCAAGAAGCAGTCAACAAGACCGAAGGTGCTGGACTCGAGAATCAGATGTACCTCGCTGCCACAGCGAAGGCGTCTGGTAATCCCTTGGTCGCTCAAGGCTCATTGATCTTTGTTCAGAATGCGAACGGTTCAGAGAATGGTCTCTGGTACGTCAAGCAGGCTGAGCACTTGATGAATACCTCGACGTATGCCATGGACCTTTCCCTCGGTCGCGACAGCTTGGGGTCTACCAATACCATCGGTGGGGTGCCGCAGAACAGCTCTCCCGTCGTCCCTACGCTGATCAACAACTGCTGGGTGGCGGTGGCGGCATGAATGGTTGCTTCGGCATCTACAAGGGCGTGTGCGCCAACAACGATGATCCAGAAGGACTCTTTCGAGTCAGGGCGATTGTCCCTCAGGTCTTTGGTGACCCGAGTGTGCAGACCGATTGGGCATGGCCCTGTTTCTCGCCGGCCGATGTAAGTGATCTTGTTCTCCCCAATCCAACCGAACCGGTTTGGCTCATGTTCGAGGGGGGTGATACTGATTACCCGGTTTGGCTCGGTACTTGGTTGACCGTGGCCGCTGCTAGCGCCATCTCGCCCCCTTCTCCGATCACTGATGTCGGTTACATCCCTGGTGTAAAAGCTGGTGACTCCACTTCGGGCACAGATTACGGGCTCATCATCAACGAGTACATGGCGACCATCGTTGCCGGTGACACGCCTTTGTTGGTGCCGCCGGGACCTGTGTACGTGATGACACCTGTGATCCCGCCTCAAGGCGTGTTCCTGAAGATGGCTGGAATGAGTCAGGGGGTCAGTACTCCTCTCAGCGGGACAGTTCTCTTGCCCAACCCGAACTCACCTCCGAGCAGTTTGGTCGTGCTGGCCAACAACGGCTCTGGTTTGAAGAACGGGAATGTCAATGCTGGGACCACCTCAGAGACAGCGATAATGGTGCAGGGAAACGACTGCATCAATACGTCCATAGGAGCGTTTGGTGGGACCGTTTGTACAGTGGACTCGGAGTCAGCGAAGCGTGCCCTTTGGACGATCTTTAGGATCTCAGGACAGGCGTCCTATCAAACCACTACGGCACTTGCCCTTCGGGTGAACGGGTCCGATTGGACGATGTCTGCCGGTCGCATCGTCAACGGCACCAAGGCTCTTAATAGCGGCGGCATCTATAACGGCATTCACTTCACTGAGGGCAGTGGGGGCCTTGCTGACACATCGAACGTGCAGGACGGTGGTGGCAATCAGTTCAACGGTTGCTATTTCGATTCGCTCTATACAACGGTTTCGGCTAATGCTCTGATTGATCGCTCTGGTGCATCGGGGCACGCTATGTCGAACTTCGTGAACTGCAAGTATTATCAGAACGACTCAGGGCAGACCGGGTTCCCAGTCATTCTTGAGACGACGGTCGCGACAGCTGGGGCGAATGTTTCGGGTGGTGTGCTGACCATTGGTGGGGCGGGGTCTTCATTCACCAACTTCATCCAAGGAGCGGTGTCGTCGACCACCTGTGTTGGAGTGGAGGCGGCGGGGTCATCTCTTTCTTCGACCTTTACCGATGTGGTTCCCCCGTCTGGGACCTTTGCTGCCAACTCGATTGGCGGCACTCCTGTTGGACCCGATGGCCAGGTCTACAACTGTCAGGCATACGGCGTCCTCCCGTCCAACGCAGACAACGCATCAGCCTGGAACACCTTTTACAACAGTGTCCCACTAGGGTCAGTCATTTGGGTTCCCGATGGTGTGTACTTCTTCAGTTCGATCACCCCGCACACCCGAGCCGTTACCATCTGGGGGAACTGGAACCGTTACACGTCCTCATCTGCTCTCTATGGCAGCATATTTGCCCCCACTACGTCAGCAGCACTGCTTGGGATGCAGGCGTTCTTCGAGTACCAGACGGGCGGGTCCGAGGTCATCGGCATTTGTTTCTCGGGAACCGCCGTGGCGACGGAGGAGACGAACGGGACCGTCACGATCAACGGCACCACGGTGCAGCTCTCGACATTGGCAGCTACCACCGACATGGTGGGGGCGCTCATCGCTGGTCCTAGCATTCCCGCCGACGTGACGGTCGCCTCGGTCAACACGGGGGCGAACACCATCACCCTGTCCGCTGCCGCATTAGGTGTCCTCATCACCGGGATCACGTCGGGAGCATCAAACTTCACCGTCAGCTTTGCTGGGTTCCACAACCTCTCGGTCGGGGGCACGATCACCCTGAGCGGCTTCACTCCGAGCGCATACAACTCAACTTGGACCGTGGCGTCGAAGACGTGGAACTCCGTCACCGTCACTAGCGCTCTCAACCCCGGAACGGCCAGTGTCATCGGCACCTACACGGCGCCGCTCACGGCGGCCACCATCTACTTCGGAGGGCACGGCGTTCAGTTCGGGGGCGCCTCTTCCCCCGACGCGCACGACTCGATCATGCGTCGGTGCTTCGTCCAGGGGTTCAACCAGGGCATCGTGTTTGGTGAAGACGCTGAACACGTGACGGTTTACGACACCATCGTGGGCGGCAACTATGACGGTGTTCTGTTCGATACCAACAACGCCTTCGATTTCGCCTTCTACAACTGCAACCTGGTTGGGAACACACGGTCATCTGCCCGACTCGCTGCCAACACGGCGGTAGAGAACGTTCTGTTCAGTCGAACACACATGGGTTTCAGCCAAGTCGGGATGATGCAGGACGTGACGACGAACGGAGACGGTTGGGTTGGCATCAAGATGGAGGCATCACCTATCGAGTTCGTCTCAGTGGCCCATATTGCCATTACCAATGGCGGGAGTTGGGAAATCGACCCAGCCTGCTACTGGACATGGAGCAACGGAACACCGGCTAATCCCGCCTTCAGTATCTGTGGTCAGCAGAACGGCGGCAACATCACCTTCTCGGCCAACTTGTTGGGGTGGACGAATGCCAACTGCCCGTATGTGTACTTTGCAGGGTCGCAGTCCAACGGCTCTCAGTTCCTTCCCCTTAATCAACTCGGCACCTTTGCTGCCCTCTGGTATCCATTCGTCTCGTACAACGCCCTGTCAGTCCCAGGAAGTGCCTATCTCTTTGGTGCCTTGGTTGAGACAGGTAACACGACGAACTTTATTTCCACGTTTGAGACGACGCTTAATGGGCTGTTAGTCCTTCACTCAGTATCGAAGACAGCGAACTACAGCACCATTATCAACGACCTGTGGACACGCTGTACGGCCAACTCGTTCACGGTCACGTTGACTCAGTTCGCGCTAGAACAGATCCTCATTGTGACAAACGAAGGGTCGGGCACGATCACCATTGTTGCTGGCACGGGGAGCTACACCGGACCGGCAACACTGCCGCCCGGTGGGGGAGCGATCATTATGTCGGACGGCACGAACTGGCACTGTGTCAGTTCGTACCTCCCGGCGAGTCCGTGGATCGCCGTCGTGGGTGGGGTCGGCTTTAAGAACAGTTGGGCCAACTTCGGCAACGGGTACGCTTCACCGAGTTTTCGCCTCACGCCCGATGGTAAGACTGTTCAACTAGGAGGCTTCATGTCCGGTGGCACCACGCCGGGGACAGCATTCACGCTGCCTGCGGGCTATCACCCCATCACCAACAAAGACCTTGACGGCGGTAACGTGCAGGTTGACACTTCGGGCAACGTGAAGCCGCAGACGGCAGCTGGCGGCGATATTGACGGACTCTCGTTTCCTTTGGACCTTTGAAAGATGGCGCATAATGCCGGTGAAATAGGATGATGTCATGACTGTGCTCGTTCAAGGCGCTCCGCTGACCGGATCGGTTATCCCGACCGAGAGCAATGTATTTCAAGATCAACTGACAGTTCTTGATTCGACTCCACCCTTCTTTTTCGATACGACTGTGCCTTCTTCGGCTTTCACTGTTTCGCCTACTGGTCTTGTCACCTCTGCTGGGTTCCTTCTTCTCGGTGCATACAGCGCTTCGGGGATCATTACCGATACTCACGGTAATAGTGGACCTTGGGCGTATGGTTTGAACGTCATTCTCGAGCCTGTTCCTCAGGCGGTATTGACGCCGCTGGTAGCTGAACTGCCTACTGGAAGTGAGATAGCACTTCCCTTTCAGTTCGATGCCACGACCGGGGCACTGGCCTACCTTTCCAACTATGTGGATATCTTGGCGCAACACATCGAGACCATCGTCCTGACTGCGGTGGGCGAGCGCATCATGATCCCAACCTTCGGGAGCAGGGTTGAAAAGGCACTCTTTGCTCCTCTCGGCTCGCCGATCATGCAAGTGATGGCGGCCGATCTCAGTGCCGAAATCCAACAATGGGAGCCGGCGGTCAATGTGTTGAGTGTTACTGTGAACTCGACGAGCGGCCAGCAACAGGATACGGGCATCCTGTTGATCACAGTGGCTTTTGCTGTAGCGCCCTTCAACAAAGTGAACACGATTACGATTTCGACCGGTGGTAGCGTTCAACAGGTGGTTGCGCCATAATGACCTTCGTCTCCGACACAGCGAGCCCGAACAATGGCCCTTACCCTGTCTTTGACTATTCATCGAGGGATTACGCCTCGATCTTTGCTGATCTCATGGCGCGCAAGACACTATTTCTCCCCGAGTGGACTTCGACATCGAATGCAGATTTCGGGGTGGTCCTCTTACAGCTCTACAGCTACGTGGGTGACCTCCTCGGGTACTACTGTGACCGTTTGGCTGGAGAGGCATTCATACAGACAGCTACTCAAGCATCTTCAGTCCTCAACCTTGCAGCCATGCTCGATTATCAGCCGGGGCTTTCAACCGCTGCTTCGGTCTTGCTTCAAATCGTTATTTCTCCCACACTCAGCACACCGGTAACGATTCCTGCCGGTACGGAGTTCTCGACGCTGGCTTCGGTCACTGTTCCTCCTGTGGTTTTCTCAACTATTGAAGCGTTGGTCATTCAGCCGCTTAATGTGGCCACACCGTCTTCTGGTGCTGGTGTTGGCTTCGTGCAAGCAGCACAGGGGAACACCTATACGGATCAGCCGGTTGGTACTTCAAATGGAGCGATCAATCAGACGTACGCCCTCCTCTACAATCCAGTCAGCCAATCCGCCACTCTGGGTGGGGTGCCCTCGACCGAGGTCTACGTTGACCTGGGTAATGGCCCACAGCTTTGGACCTACGTGCAGAGCTTGATTCTTTCTGGGCCCTACGATCAGGTTTACACGTATTTCGTTGACGCGAATCAGGTGTTCTATCTGATCTTTGGGGACGGCATTAACGGATACGTGCCGCCGCTTGGTAGCCCGATCACTTGTACGTACCAGACCAACTCCGGGTCTATTGGGAATGTGGCGGCACAGACCATTGTCGAGCCTTTGGCGGCCATTGTCGGATTGTCATCGGTGACGAACCCGTCCGCTGCTACTGGAGGTGCTCCAGCGCAGTCAATCCAGTCCATCAGAGCGAGCGCCCCAGCGTCATTGCGTACGAACAACCGGGCTGTCACTGTTGATGACATTGAGACATTGGCCCTACAGGCTTCCCCCTCGAGTGTGCAGTGGGCCTCGGCGCAGCAGGCAACGTATCAACTGGTCAATCTCTTCATTGCGCCGGCTGGTGGTGGTAATCCCACAGCCGCCCTTGTGGCAACGGTGCAGTCCTCTATTGATGCAGTGGTCATGGCGAACACGACTGTGACCATTATGGATCCGACCTACGTACCCATCAATATCGCAGTTGAGCTGTTCGTACTCCCTACTTACGGCAACACAGCCACACAGACCCTGGTGACAAATGCGCTCGCCACATTACTTGCTCTTGTGAATACAGGATTCGGGTTCCGCGTGGCATTGGGCATCATCTATCAGACGATCCTTGCCCAAGCCGGCGTGAACTACGCCTTTGTGACGTCCCTCAACCGTCAGATGTTGGCCATGCTTACGTCCGCTCTCACTAATGGCGACACGTACACCACGCTTTCGGTCTCTGAACTTCCCGAGGCGGTCTTCGGTGGGGATCAGATTGTCCTGAACTCTCTGGCTACCTCACCGACGCAATCTGTCATCGTCTCTTCGGGCGGTGCTCCTGCAGGGGCAACGTCCATCCCGGTGAACAGTTTTGTGGCTAATGCCACTTACACTGTGGGGACTGCCATCCAAGACACCTCAGGGACGTCGGACTGCGTACTCCTTGAGAACGAGATCCCTGTGGCGGGTGCTTTCGTCTTTACCACGAGCGGCGGGCTCGCAGGGTCATAAGGGAGACTGAAATGGCTACATCATCACAATGGCCGCAAGGGTACGACTACCCGATTCCCGGGACCCCTTACCAAGATGACACGCAGTACATCGACGCGTCCTTTGGCAACTTTTGGGCTTCGGCGATCCTCGCTCTCGAGCAGGGAATCGGCTTTGGTAATGGTTCAACCACTGGTGGGTCGATTGCCGCCAACCCTCTCTATTCGGAAGAGGCTGGCCAGTTCTTCGATACCATTACCGCCCGCCTGGTCTATGACGAGGCGATCATCGCCGACAACGTCGTGATCAACACCAGTTCGGTGGCGATTCAACCCGTGGGCGCAAATGCCGCCGCTGGAGAAACAGAGTTGGCGGCTGATGCTGGCCATGTTCACGTGGGTGTGAAGACCTTTGACGGTCGATCGGGTCCTATTACATTCACATTGAACGATCTCTCTGAGGTTCTTAATGCGCAAGGACAGCTCATCGTCGCGAATGTGGAGGGCAATGCCATTCTTCTTTCTGCGGGCGAGCCCTTCCAGATTCTCCAGGTGGGAGCCAACTCGTTTAGTTCTCCGTCGGGCATCGGCTGGGTGAATGAGGGCTGGCAGCCAGGGGATCTGAAGTTTTCATCAGCCATGATGCCATCGTATGGATTCCTTTTGGCTGATGGGAGTGCTGAATCAAGGGCGACGTATGCCGCTCTAATGGCCGCCGTTTCTCAATCTTTCCAAGGAACCGGTAACGGTACCAACCTCATCACTCCTGCGGCTGGGGGGAATACTCCTTTCAAGGGAACAGGCAGTCTTCCTCCAAATCCACTCTGGACGATTCCAGGGTTTGACATCGAGGGTGTGCCGGATCCCAGTGGAACTGCGTTTGCGACCACCATTGAGAATCTCTCTGGCAGTTCAATACAGTTGTCAACAACCGTAGCGACTGGTTCGTATACGTTCACCATTTTCCCCCATGGGAACGGGAACGCTTCAAGTACCTTCAATCTTCCAGCACCGACAAGCGGGGCTTTTCCTGTGGGGGTCGGACCAGTTTCTAATCCTGTTGATGGTTATAACAGTTTCTCCCCTTACCCTGGGATCTTTGGTCTCTTCGAAACTGGTAGTAACACCTACAGTGATATGGCTGTGCCAGTTGAAGGTCCTCTTGGTTCTGTTCCACAGGTACCGAACACTCTGCCGTTGCCCATTTTTGGTGGCTTCTGGTACGTCCACATCTAGTCGATGCCGACTAGTAACTACGCCCCTTGGGGCAACGCCATTTTCGGCGAAACCGTTTGGGGTTCGCCACCATCGAGCGTCATAGGGACCACTCTCACTGTTACGCCCTATTACTACGACACCTTAGGGGTGAGGTGGACACCGATCAATGGGATCCTGGGTCAAGTTCTCATGCGGTCTTCGTATGGGACGCCGACGAGCATATTCGATGGGGAACCCGTTCTCGCCGAATATCAACAGGCCACTCCGCAGGGGTTCTCCTCGCAGTTCATCGACACCAATCTCCAGTCTGGGCTCATCTATTACTACGCCCTCTTTGCCCTTTACCCAGAGCAGGCCACGCCGCAGATAGACGAGTACGTGATCGTTGGCGCAGCTCAAGGACTTGTTCTGACCGATTACGGATTTGAAGACTTGTTTGCCCAGTGGCTGCCTCAGTTCTATCTCGCCGAGGACATTCGGGTAACTGGTCCGACTGGAGCTTTGTCTGCACCTCTTAGGCAGTTCTTGGGACTACTCGGCTTTGAGATGAACTGGATTCGTTCAGAGATCGAGACTCTGGTCAACCTCAATAACGGTGACCTTGTCTCGGGCGTTCTGCTTCCGGTTCTCGGTGCGAACTTTGGTATGGGGTATGAGCCCGAACTTGGTATGACACGGTCTCGCGTCCTGGTGAAGAATGCTGTTTTCCTCTACAAGAACAAGGGAACAGCTATCGGCGTTGAGGCTGCAGCTTCGGCCTTTTCTGGTTATGGGGCTCAGGTCACCATAGGGGGCAATCTGGAGATCCAACTGGACGACTGTGCCTTTGACGAATCAACTGGTCATTGGCAACCATTGAACAACGGTACGACGTTGGGACTCATTTCTTCGGCGGCTGCAGGGGTAACTCCCCAACATGCCACTGTGTATTCCCCTGTTCCTTTGGCGTTGCCCATTGCGACGGCAGGGTATTTGCCTGTGAACAACGAGAACATGATGATTGTGACGGCGGGCGGCGCATTCACATGGACCAGACAGAGCCTAACGACCTCTCCTGCTGCTCGAGCTGGCGCAGGGATTGCGGTGGCCAACGTATTGGGCAATGTCGTATTGTTCGGCGGTCTTCTTGCTTCTGGGAATCCTGCTGGCGATACGTGGGTTTGGAACGGGACTACTTGGGTTGAACAGGCGCCTGCGGCATCGCCGCCAGCTCGGATGTACACCAATATGACACACGACCCAACAGCTTCTTTGGTTTACCTGTTCGGGGGAATAGATTCGAGTGGGTCAGCGCGTAATGACTTCTGGTCGTGGAACGGGACCACTTGGGCCGAGATCATTACCGGTTTGACTCCACCAGAGCGGTCGCAGGCTGTGTTCCGCATTACGAGCGGGGTGGATTCAATCCTTTTCGGCGGCATGAGTTCTAGTGGTGGTGTGCTGAATGACACCTGGCAATGGAATGAGACAGCCTGGACCCAACTCAACCCAGTGACGAGTCCAACGCCACGAGCTGGCGCAGCATACGCGTATGACTCAGGTCGAGGCGTTCTTGTTGTCTTCGGTGGCATGGGCGCTACCGGTGATGTGCTCAATGACGTATGGGAATGGAGCGGGACTACTTGGAACAATGTCACTCCTTCCACTGGTCCCTTTCCGAAAAAGCGGATGTCGGCGAATATGTCGTACGACGCCACTTTGGGTGTGACAGTTCTTTTCGGCGGTAATGACAACGACAACGACCTCTTCACCGATTCGTGGACGTGGAATGGGACTGAATGGGTTCTTCTGCCGGCCGTGGTATCACCGCTTCCGAGAACGCAAGCAATGATGGTCTACGACTCAAGCGCCGCAGGCATGTTGCTCTTCGGTGGGATCACGGGGTTTACGACTTTGAGTGGGAGTGGTGGTAGTTCGCTGAGCAGTCCTACTCTTGTTTCTGACACCTGGGTAGGATCCGACGAGACTTACCAGGCTGTCTTTTCGACCTGTACGCCTTTTAATGCTCCAGTGCTTGGGATACCCATACCGGCCGATGGACAAGAGGTCTCGTATTACGTTCATGTGCAGCCCGATCCGGCAAATGTGGTTCTGCAAGAGTTCTTCGCTCAACTCGATTGGTACGGCCAAAACGGTGTGCTGATCTCTTCGACAGTCGGGGCATCGGTGACTGAGGTAGCGGGTGAGTGGAAGCGTCTCTTGGTGCCTGCGACAGCGCCGCCCCCTGGAGCCATCACGTATGGGCGCACAGTTTCCTCAGTCGGCACGTTGGCAGGGGACAACCACCTATTCGATGCCATCGGCAGTGGGGCAGTTCCACTTGGATCCACTTGGACTCCACCTCGCGATATCCAGGTGAACCTTTTCCCAGTGCGCCAGAACTCGATACCTAATCCGGTTGGGCTCGGTGGTACCTATGGGTGGACAGCGTCGGTGGGGGGCATCGCTTCCTCTTCTGCGCCTGTTATTTGGCCAGTTACGACCTCAGGCGGCTTTGTCATCACCTCCAATGGCGCAGGGGCTTTTTCGGTTTCGACTGGAGAACTGCCCGTGAACGATGGGAAGGCCTATTCCTTCTCCTGTTACCTTCGACCCGTCACGTTGCTCGCTGAGAATGTGACGATCAGTGTTTCGTTCTACAACAAATCCAACGTGCTGCTTTCTTCGACACCGTTACCGCTTGAGGAGTTCGCCGAGGAAGCCGGTGTCTTTACGCAGTTTCAGCTGATCAATCAACCCGCTCCTTCAACTGCGCAGTACGCCATCGTGACCTTAGCTGGAAGTGCCTCAGGGCCAGCGTCCCATTACCTCGGCGCCGTCCTCTTTGAGGCTTCCGCAGCTGTACTGCCCTATTTCGATGCCAACTTCAATCCGGCTACTGATTACCTTTTCGAGGGCACACCAAACCAATCACCGTCTGATTACTACCCGAAACTCGAGGTGAGGCTAGCTCGCCTTGTCGAGGCTCTTCCTGACTACATTCCCATCGGTAGTACATTCAGCCTCTTCATCGGGGCAAGCGCATTCGCCAATGCAGGCTTGAACGGTTAGTCTGGTTTCACTCATTTCACATACATCTAGAAGGCGCTCATGATCCTGGTAGTAGCGGCTCTGGCAGCTTTTTTTGTTGTCCAGTTCATCAAGCAGATTTGGCCGAAAACAGTGCCGCCGGCCATCAAGATGGTTTTGGTCGTGGCGCTCACCCTGGCCTGTTCGCTTTGGCGTTTTGGGACCAAAAGACCAGATGAGGCGATTATCTATGCTGCGGCGGCTGCTGGACTTTCGATTGCCGTGCACCGAGTCGTCAGGCTCCTCATTGTCTTAGGAGATCGAACAGTTCGTCAGACTCTTCGGGATGCTCGGAGGGGACCGGGTTGACGGGTGGGAAAGGTTTGATTAGGGTAACTGCTTGCAGCTGGTGATGGATGGGCTTGGACCTTTGCAGGGACTCAGTTGCCATCGCACGCAGTAGCAGGTGGAGTGGGGGGAGAGGGAAATGCGAGGATCCCTCTCCCCCCAGCACTCAAGGATGGTTCATTTCAATCAGGAGGAAACCGCAGTAAATGGCAACTTCAAGCCAGTCTCTTACTCTGGGGTTTGTCGGTACCGACGCTCTTCATAGGGACAACGTTCGGGCCCTCTTGTCAGATTTGATTGATGCGTACCACCGCGACTATCGCAATGCCCCTATAAGGTTCCTTATCGCAGTTGAGCCTGCCTTCACTGACACATTGGTCGAGTTGGCAGATTACTGCTTGACGTCAGGTCACACCTTGGGGCTCGTTGGACATGATGAGTTCTTTGAGCAGGAGAGTGTCAAGCCTTTCATGACGGACGCTCTCGGCAACCTCATGCGCCTCACTGAGAACAGTTCCATCCACAAAGGAATGGCGGCGAGTCTGGCACTTTACCCCTTCAGCCGGCTCATCATTCTGGGTAACCCCGATGAAGACGATTACGTATATGCTTCCGTGGTCGCAGCCCGCAGGAAAAACATTCTGGTCCAGTCCCTTCTTGACGGCCTTGACAAAGTTGTACTCGAAACCGAAAACAATACAGAGGAGCCACCTGATATGCCCCGCCCCAGCGATGAAGAGGAAGACCTCGAAGAAGAGGAGTTCGAAGAAGAGGAGTTCGACGATGAAGACCTTGATGATGACGAGGATGTCTTCGTAGAAAAGGAGGAGGAGGAGGAGGAGGAAGAAGAAGACTCCGAGGAGATCGAAGACGAGGACGACCTTGAAGAGTCCGAAGACGAGGACGACCTTGAAGAGTCCGAAGACGAGGACGACCTTGAAGAGTCCGAAGACGAGGACGATGTCGCTGAAGAGGACGATGACGATCTCGACGAGGAAGAGGAGAACGACGAGGAGGAAGAGGAAGACCTCGCCGACGACGATGCGTCCGAAGACGAAGAGTCTGAAGACGAGGAAGAGGAAGAAATGCCGCCAACACGAAAGACCGCAGCACCGAAGACCGCAGCACCGAAGCCTGGACAGTACACCGAGGACAAGCTCAATCGACTGGCCCTTCGCGACAAGACAGAGTTCTACAAGGTTGCTGAAACCTTTGGAGTGCTCCCAGGACGCGGGATCAAGGTGGCCATGGTGATCGATCGGATCCTCCAGGTGCAATCAGGGGAACCCATTCGTACCAAGAAGCCCGCAGCGCCCGCCACCAAGCGGGCTCCGACCAAGAAGCGCCCGGCCAAGAAGGAGGCTGTAGCGACCGCTAAGAAGACAGCGACCGTTCGCCGCCCTGCCAGCACTCCGTCGACTGCAGCGGCTCGTGGGATGTCGAAGAGTGAGATCGATGCCATTGCGGCGGCCGTCGTCAAGCACTTGACCACTGTGCTGCGCCGCGGCTCTAGCGTCTGACACAAGGCATCTCTGACATAGCCGGTGGGGCATTCGGCCCCACCGGCTTGCTTCACCCTCACAACGGGAGTACCGTCACTTCACCAAAGTTTCTTTTTGGTAGAAGCAGTCCGAAAACAGAGTCCCTGCAAACTCACCGATCGACAAGGTCTGTGATCTTTGCGCCCTAAAACAAGCGGGGGTAGCAATGGTAGATCGAGTGCTGATGGACACGAACATTCCAGCGCTTTTCAGGACGACACTTCTTGACGATTACGACACCAGCCGCGGGGACCCACGATGTTACGACAGGGTTGAGCAATGGCAACCAACCGATTCCAAACCCGCACTGCTTTTACAAGGACCACCGAACAAAGCCAAGACAATGCTCGCCGCTGCATTGCTCAATGAGTACCACCACCCCTTCATCGGCCGGGTCAGCAAGACTGATCTGGTGGTTCTTCGACAAGAGCGTCTCCCTATCTATTTCATCCACCTCGCAGAGTTGATTGATCTGCATCTTCGACTTTTCAGACTGCACGATCTCGTAATGAAGGGGTTGAGAGAACCCACCGAGTACCTAGAGATCGATCAGTTACTCCAAGATCTTAAATCTCGTGTGAAGGTGCTGGTGATCGACGATGTCGGCAAGGAGCACACCACTCAGACGAGGTATGCCGAAGACGCTTTCGATCTTTTGGTGCGCAACAGGCACAACAGCGGCATGACCACGATTTACACCACCAATGTCCCTGTGACCAAGTGGGCCTACCATTACTCCGATTCCATGCGCAGCCTTATTGAGAGGTCATCTCGCATAGTCACGTTCGCATGACATGGAGCGTGGTCAACTAGGGATTGAAAATCGGCCGGCAACAGTATTCGTCTTTGACAATCTGATCGCCAAGCTGGATCACCCTCAGGCCGAGAAGTTCGCCCTCCGCTTACACCGTTGGGATCTTGCTGTCGATGCTTGGACGTTTCAGATCCCTGTATGTAACTACATCGAGGCATTGATCTGGCGGTTCAAGACCCCCGTGGAAGTCATTACTTGGCGGCCCCAAGGGTTTGCTCGGGCTTTGAGTGACCGACTCTGGGAACGAGGTCTCAGTGTCCGCGAGGTCCAGAGTGGGGATTACGTGTACTTTTCTCCGCGGTTCGCCACCGATGCCGAAGTGACCTGTGTCTTTGATCCCGATCCAGCTCATTTATGGGGTTACGGGTTTAAGGCTCGGCCTTTTGACATTGGGCGGTTCTAATGGCTGACGCTGCATGGTCGATGCTGTCGAAGATTGTTCTGGACGAGGATCTCTCAACAGCGACCCGTGGTGGGGTGCGTCTTGATTGGTTTGAGGATCTAGAGCACAAGAGGGTCTTCAAATGGATGCTGGAATACAACTCGAGGTATGGCGGCGCACCAACGAGGGAAGCCATCTCAGCCGAGTTTCCCGCTTACCAACTCGCACGTTGCCGTGAACCCTATGAGTACTACCTTGACCGTTTTCGTTCCCAGCGCGAGCGGTCCATCCTTGTCGACGGCATTGTCGATGCCGATACGCTGCTGCAGGATGATGATCATAAGGGCGCTCAGCGCAGGATTTCTCAGGCCCTGCTTCAGCTCGGGCGTGAAGTCTGCTCACTCAGTGATGTCAATGTCACGCGCCGAACTCGGGCCCGTTACGAAGCTTATGACGAAGCGAGAATGCACGTTGGCGAACTGAGTGGAATCCAAACAGGTTTCCCCACATTGGACTTCTCCAGTGGTGGGTACTTGGATCAACAGTTCATTCTCTTTGGTGGAGGTCCGAAGCACGGGAAGTCGTTTTTACTCATGCGTTCGGCTATTGCCGCTCAAGACGCTGGGTACTCGGTGCTCTTCGTCACTTTTGAGATGTCGCAGCGGGAGCAGCTTGCTCGCTATGACGCCATGGTGTCAGGAGTAAACGCCAATCACGTGGTGCGTAACTATCTTGACGATGAGGAGATGAAGAAACTCAAGAAGGGCATTGCACTTCGTCGTAATCTTCCTGACTTCGTTATTTCGGCCGACATTTCTGCCACTACCACAGTGTCGGGACTCTCGGGCAAGGTTGACGAGTACCAGCCCGATATCCTTTTCATTGACGGGTGTTATCTCATGGAGAATGAGATCGGTGCCAAGGCTGGCGAAGCTGCTGCGTACACTGCGGTCTCCCGTGGACTCAAGCGCCTCGCTCAACGGATCGATAAACCGGTTATCGGGACCACCCAGGCCCTTTCTGGCAAAATGGGTAAGGACGGTATTGTGACCCTGAACAGCTTGGGTTGGACATCAGCGTGGGCGCAGGACGCCGATGTGATCTTGGGAGTGGAGCGTCTTCCCGACATCAACCAGATCCGCCTTCGTGTGGTGGGTGGTCGCAATGTGTCGCCTTGTGAGATATCGATCATCTGTAACTGGGAAGAGAGCGATTTCAACGAGGCTGATTTCAACAGTGCTGGTCTCGACGAGGATGTTGACGATGAAGGTTGAGTCTCTGCCGACGACGGTACAGGAGGTTCTCGAGGATCTCGGTATCCAAATCGTTTCGATTGGGCGTGAGATCTCTGCTCATTGCCCATTTCATACCGATGCACATCCATCATTCTCCATAAACGCCTCTACGGGGTTGTTCATTTGTTATCAGTGTCAAGAAGCTGGGACTCTTGAGGATTTGTTGGTCAAGTGCAATACGACGAAGGGTAATACCGTTGAGTACTTGCGAGAGGTGCGCCAGCGCAAAATGCGCAAGACGAGGCAGCAGGAGCGAGAACCTGAACCACCCGAAGAGCCACTCATCGATCCTTTCGTATTGAGCGCTCAGTACGAGACCTTCAAGCAGCCCCCTCAATGGGCCCACGAAGAGCGCCATATTACTTCTGAGCAGATGCACCGGTTCGGGGTTCGTTGGGACAAGGGATGGATCATCCCCATCTGGTCGCCGTCCAAGACAAAGCCAGAGCTTTGGGGCTGGCAGTTCAAGCGCCTTGATTTCGTATCGAACTTTCCCAAGCAGGTAAAGAAATCCCAGACTCTTTTTGGGTACCACCAGCTCACGGGAACTACGGTGGCATTGGTGGAGTCTCCCCTAGATGTCGTGCGTTTGGCTTCGGTCGCTGTGCCGGCAGTTTCGTCATTCGGTGCGTTTGTTTCACGGAGACAGCTCACCCTTCTCCACAGGCGTGCTAAGCGCGTCGTGTTGGCTCTTGATAACGATGAAGAAGGAAACCGCCAGTCGAAGAGGATTTACTTGGGTCTGGCCAAATCACTCGCAACTTCTGTGCTCAAGTACCCTGAGGGAGTAAAGGACCCAGGTGAGATGTCAGACGATCAGATCGTCGAGGCGTTTGGCCGATGACGTTCAAGGGGACGCTTCTCCCATTTCAAGAAGAAGCGGTGGCCAGGATGGTTGATCGTAAAGCGTTTCTTCTAGCTCACTCCATGGGGCTTGGGAAGACGGTCCAAGCCATTGCCGCCACGGAGCAACTCATTGATGAGGGAAAAATCCAGAGTGTCCTCATCATCTGCCCAGCATCAATCAAATGGCAATGGAAGCGCCAGATCGATCGGTTTACCGACGGCGCATTGGTCAAGGTCATCGAAGGCGACAAAGGGAAGCGGAAGCTGCAGTACAGGACCGTTCGTCGAGGTGATCTCGAGTACGTCATTATGAACTACGAGCAGATTGTGGCCGATTGGGACATTGTGCGGTTGCTTGATTTCGACGCTGTGGTGTGTGACGAGGTGGTCGCTGTGAAAAACCCCCGAGCGGCAAGATCTCGTCACATCAAGCGGCTTCGGACCCCTTATCGATTTGGGCTCACGGGTCAGCCGATCGAGAACCGGCCCGAAGAGCTTTTCTCCCTCATGGAGTTCATTGACAAAGACGTGCTCGGTGATGCTCTCAAGTTTGAGCGGACTTTCATAGCTCGGCGGTCGAACGGTACGGTGAGCCATTACCGAAATCTCAAGCTGCTTCGTCGCACGATGAAAACGGCCATGCACCGAAAGACCCGCAGTGACCCCGATATCAGGGAACAAATGCCGGCGGTGGTCGAGAAGCCTTACTACATCGATCTCGATCCGGTCTCCAAACGTCTTTACCGGCGCATTGCCGGTGAGCTGATCTCTATTATCCATTCGAGTCCGAGTTTTGCCAGTTTCAACGTTTACGACCATTACGCCGGTACTGAAGAGGGCGGGATCCAAGGGGAGGTCATGCCGCGCCTTATGGCTTTGCGCATGCTGTGCGATCACCCAGCTCTTCTCACGTACTCAGCTGACGCATTCGACGACCCCGACACCAAGGCGGGGTCCAGGTACTTAGCGGAACTGCGTAACACAGGGGCACTCGACACCCTGCCGCCCATATCGAACAAACTCAAGGAAACCCTTGGTCTCATCGGCGACATCCTCGACGCAGATCCTCACAACAAGGTCGTGCTCTTCAGCTTCTTCAAACCGATGCTCGCCATAATCAGCAGCAAGTTGCGTGTCGACCATGAGTTGTTTACCGGTGATTTGACACCGAGGGAACGTGACGCAGCAGTGGAACGGTTCTCTAGTCAGGATCACTGCAGGGTGCTTCTATCGTCAGATGCTGGCGGCATCGGTGTTGACATTCCTGTGGCGAACTTTTTACTGAGCTTCGATCTTCCATGGAGCGCTGGAAAGTTCGACCAGCGAAATGGGCGCATCATCCGCATTAGCTCGGAGTGGCCCGAGGTGACACTGCTGTCGATGATCACTCGGGGCTCGATAGAGGAGCGCCAAGCCGAGATGCTCGAGGAGAAGTCAAAGATCGCTGCGGCATGGCTCGACGGAAAGGGGGTGACTCGGGAGGGGGACTTCCACCTCAGTCTCGGCACATTGGTCGACTTTCTCTCTGAGCGCTATTAGCCCAGTTCAGAGGCTTGATACACCCACCCGCTATCTTGTCCTTTCGTAATCATTGGACCCTGAGGGTGAACCTGCTACAATGGTTCTTCCCTCACTACTCATAAAGGAGGCCAGAAATGGCCACAGCTACTGCAGCAAAGCCTCGTCGCCAGCGCTCGGCATCGAGTCTCGTTCGGCGGTTCACCGAGTGGCTCGGTATCAAAGATGACGCCGCCGCCCTCAAGATCCGTCAGGAAGAGCTACGTCTACGTCTGCTCGACGAGACTTTTTCCGGCGGTCGCTCGGGTGAGGACGGTCACGTCTATTTGCCGCTTTCGGCTCCGGTTGAGTTTGAGGATCACAAGGGCAAGGTGCATCAGTACATCGCTCTGAAGGCTGAGCGCCATTTGGTGCCGGCCGTCCCTTTGCCTGATCCTGAGAAGACCGAGGCCCTGTTGCGCAAGAAGGGTCTGTGGCTCGACGCTGCTCAGGAGAAGACCATCCGCGACCTTCAGGTGCGCCTCCCCAACGTCACCATTACCGTCGATGTCGATGTCGATGCCGTTTCGGGTCTCTATTTCAAGAAGGTGCTGACCGAGAAGGAATACGAGAGTCTGCTCACCGAGCAGACTGAGCAGTGGCAGTTCAAGCCGACCGAGGCGTGATCGTGAGCGTTACGGGGGTCCGCACGACCTCGACCGCCCGATGACGGTGCAAGAGGCAGGCGCCAGGTGACCGACAGCGCTTGGCTTTACCATGTCACTTCAATCACCCAGGAGGACACATGAAACCCGAGTACGTCTACGTCGCATCGTCATCGGTTCCAATGACGGAGCATGCCCGCTTTGAGCGCCGGATAATCGGGACAGAGCGCCGATCCCGCTGGTACAAGCGAACAGGTCGATGTGGTGTCGTTGATCCCGGTTACGGAGCGTGTCAACAGCCAGCCCCGCATGAAGTCAGGCCGGGGTTCTGGCACCTTGAAATGCGCCAAGGCAAGGTGTGGGCTGAATGGTCGGGACGATGATGACGGAAAGATCGTCCACGATTAGCGACTGCCGGTTCCTAACGCTGGAATGGCACGACCGTCGCCACCACGAAAACGAGCCGACGAGCTACACCGTGACCGACAGTATGGACCAATCACATTTCACTTCTATCAACCCAAGGGAGGCCAGCGATGGGCTGTGACATTCATCCTCACGTCGAGGTCCGTGTCGGGGACCGTTGGGAGAAGGCCAAGGGAATCATGTTCGGGGAGTACAACGATGCCCCGTTCGATAACCGGAGCTACGCCGTTTTCGGGTGGCTTGCTGGCCCCCGGAACTACTCAGAGGTCGGGCCGTTCATGGAACCTCGGGGCTTTCCTGACGATGCCTCAGACGACGTTCGCGCCCACTTCGAGGATTGGGGGGTGGCTGCCCACACACCGTCTTGGGTGACCCTCACGGAGCTTCTGGTGGTGGACTACGACGCCGAGGTCAATGACCGCCGTGTGACCCGCCAGGTCGGCCGAAACGCCTGGAACGGAGGCTGTACCGGAGGACCGGAGGAAGGACGCTTGCGGCCCTTGCGGGAGTTCTTGGGTACGTCGTTCATGCGGGACTTGGAGATCCTGCGCATGTTGGAGGCCGAGGTCCGTGTCGTGTTCTGGTTCGACAACTGAAATGGGTCCGATTGGACGGGGACGAGTTCGTGCAGATGATGTTGCTGGCTCCATCGCTGTACGGCCCAACGATCCGCCGCCTGCTGAATCTCGATGCCGAGGTGAAAGGGAGCGTTGATGCCTGACGATGGGTTGATTGAGGAAGTTCTTCCGGCGACGCCGAGCCAGACCCAAGACGCCGCCGAACTGTTACTTGACCAGTTGGCTTACTGGCGCGGGCGTGCCGCCGCCCGCAAACTCCGATGTGAGTTGTTGTCCATCCGACTTGCTGCCGCCGAAGCGGTGTGCAGGAGCGTCTATCCCGAATGGGAATCCGATGATGGAACGCGCCAGGCGGAATGGAGCGTTGACAAGGACGCACTTGACGCCTGGCATGCAATAGCGGGGAGCGATTAAATGGGTCCAAATAGCGAGAAGTCGGACGCCGCCATTGAGTCGGAGTTGGCATTGAAGATGGCACCCCAACTGTTCATCAGCCAGATACCGGAGGTCGATCACCCTGTGGGTGGCAAGCGGGTCTGTCCCAAGTGCGGGATCGAGTGGCCGCAGAACCTCCTGGGTCACGTCGAATACGACCGGATCACCTGGTGGTCATGCGAGGGCGACGGTTGCGATGGCGTATGGGTGCGCGGTCAACTCCCCAATGTTGACGACAAGTTGGTGGGATGAATGTCCACGATCTCTTTCTGTAAGAGCATCGGGCCGAAGCACAAGCCCGCTGATGGTCGTTCAGATATGGCGACTTCGGAGTCCTGTACCGAGTGCCCTGACGGCCACGATGGCCCGCACAAGTGCTGCTGCGGCTTCACCTGGGAGGACGACAATGGCTGATGAGAGAATCGAACAGATTAGGACTGACGAGAAAGAACTGGAGGAAGTAGCGGTCCCGCCGTATTTCATCCCACCGTCGAACTACAGCCCGCCGTCGAAGTGCATGACCTGTAAGCACCGCATCTTCTTTCACGGCGTTATCGGTGGATTTAGGTGGTCGCACCTGACGGGTAGGGCCGACCATGACGTGACGATTCGTGAGACTGGTTACTGGGACACCATGAGCGGAGAAACGGTCTACGGCAACCCGCTGATCCACCCCGAGTGGGCGGTCAAGGGGACTTCGCCACGGGCGGCTCCGACGAGGTGGAGGCCTTCTCATTTTGGGTCGGCTTCACCGAGCGGACCCAATACCAGTTCGGGATCAGGTCTAGGCCCACTGGGGCCAAGAGAGCCACCGGCAACAAGTACCGGGGGCTGAGGAAAGGAGCAGCATGACGGAGAGAGCAATTTGCACCAAGTTGGTTGGCACGGAGGTGTTCATCCGCACGGTCACCTATCACCTGGTGGGCCGGGTGAAGTCCTTTGACGGGGCCTTCTTCGAGCTGGAAGACGCCTCGTGGGTTGCCGACTCGGGTCGGTTCCACCAGGCCATAAAGGATGGCACCCTCAATGAGGTGGAGCCGGTGGGCGTAGCCTTCGTGAACGTCGGAGCGATCACCGACATGTTCCCGTGGACCCACGCGCTGCCAACGAAGCAGAAGTGAGCACCACCGCCGTCCCATCGGCACCATTGGTGCCGATGGGACGCATGGTGACCCTCCCGGGGTACATGACGTCGTGGAGCAGGAGCGGGAGCGGGAGCTGGAGCAGGAGCTGGAGCTGGAGCTGGAGCAGGAGCGGGGGCTGGAGCGGGAGCAGGAGCAGGAGCTGGAGCAGGAGCAGGAGCTGGAGCTGGAGCAGGAGCAGGAGCAGGAGCAGGAGCGGGAGCGGGAGCTGGGAATGGTGACCCTCCCGGGGTACATGACGTCGTGGAGCAGGAGCGGGAGCGGGAGCTGGAGCAGGAGCTGGAGCTGGAGCTGGAGCAGGAGCGGGGGCTGGAGC